CCGAGAAATATAGTATATGCGGAAACATATAAATATGGTGGTGCGAGAGTAATAAACAATTATATTTGCGATAAAGACGGAAATCCAATAAAAATTCAAACATCAACCAGTTTAGAATCTAAACCACAAGAAGAAAAACTATTAGATGTAAAATCTATTTTAGAGCAACCAGAGGTTGCAAATTTATACCCTCATTATGATTTTAGTAAGACTATATGTTTAGAACAACCAGAAATTAAAATAGCAAATTTAGATTCATCAATAGATGATATAGATCAACAAGATAATATAAACCCACCAGTTTTTACTCCCGGAAGTAATAAAGTTAATAATCTTTTTGTTTATGATTATTCTTTAGATTTATGTTTAAAAGATTTGGATTATGATATGTTGTTTGTACCAACAACACCAGATGAATATACAAACTTTACTAATGATTTTATTAAATTTGGTAGAAATCAACATTCTTTATATTTTATAGAGTTTCTTAAAAAGTTTTTCTTAAACAGAGGTTGGACATTATCATTTAATAAAATAACAAATCCTCCAATTTTTTATATTAAATTAACTAAAAAATCTGGATCAACAGATTTTACTTCTTTATTGGGAAGTAATGGATATAGTTATACTTCAACAGTAAAACATATGTATTTTAAATACTGGGAGGATCAAATGAGTTTTATTTCTGAAAAATTAAACATACAAAATATTTCTGTTAATATCTCAAGCACTGGTTTAAATCCATCAAGTAATGCTATGATGAGAGCTATAACAGATCAATATCCAGATTATAAGAGAATAATGAAAGATCCATTATTACAAAAACTATTTTATCAATACGCAAAAGTTAAATATACTGAAATTCCACAGTATGAAAATTCTGCTACAAAATTAGCGTCTCCTATAAAAAAACTTTTTGTAGTTTAATCACAGTCTGGAAGTTTAAACTCTGGAATTGGATTTGTAGTTCCGTCTGAATTATAAGAAACATTCACTCCATTTTCTGTAGTATCTATATAATCCTTTCCTCCGAAAGCATCAATAGAGTTAATTCCATATGCTCTATTTCTTCTCAACTTGGCAGAGTTTACTCTTCCTGCATTTCCGAATGGTCCACCGCCTCCACCGCACGGTCCTAAGTCTCCTGCGTTTTTATGTCCGGGTTCTGATCCCATTCCAGTAGTTTGAGCTGGAGTTGGAATGCTTGATGCTGGTTGCCTTGCTGCTATTGATGCCGCAGCATTTCCATGAGTAACGCATTTAGGCGTGGTATATCCATGAGAATGAGGATCTCCGGGGGATCCGTGATTGTGAGTATAAGTGTAAACAGGAATCATAGCCGGTAAAACATAGCCAGTAACAGCACCACCATAAGTACAAGTTCCAAAAACGAATAAAGGCATATATGTATAATAATCATATACCATTGCAAATCCAGTTGGTAAAAATGTATTATCCACAACCATTGATATTTGAGCGGTAGAATATGTTTCTTCAATTTTAGTTTTTAAATAATCCGGAGTTAAAACTAAACCCATTAATGTCGCCGCTATATCGCGCATTACTTTATAAATTTTATCAAAAATATCTGTCTTGGTTGCGTCGGGTTTTACTGGGTTATTCCAATTTGCAGCGGAATGAACATTATGAGCAGAGCTTGATACTTCACTATCAATTCTTTCTCCGGGTACTGTTAAATGGGGGGCATAGATTCCACCATCCATCATTAACGATCCCTTTAAAGCTATATCACCCTGAACGCTTAATTTACCACCAACATAAACTCTATCGGAATCTAAAATTATAGCATCTCCATTTGGATTACCTTTTGATTGTAAAACGATATTAGCTCCACCTATTATAGTTTTATTTGGAGAGTTTAAAAGTAATTCACCTTTAGATGTTGTAACTTCAACTACGGAACCACTTATTTTTTGTTTTCCAGAAGTAGCTACGTCTATTCCACCAGAACCTACTTTTAATTGATAACTATGTGAAACGGTTTTTTGTTCATTTCCACTGGTTTGAACTGAAGGTTGATATATAGCAGCTTTGCAAGTTCCTTTAGAAGAAGGTATAAAACAATATTTTGGATTTCCGTCAGTAAGTTCTGTTATTAATGGATTTGGATCTGAAAGAGCAACAGTTTCACATTCTCTCATCGGACCTCCAACATGAACTTTTATATCATTTGGTATTGTTTCTGTTAAACTTCCATCAGATGCTAATTTTTCAAGTTTTTCTATTTCTTTTTTATTTTGTTCAAATTGCTCCGATACTTTTTCATTGGCTTTTTGTATGGCATGAATTGGAGAAGCAATAGAATTATTTTTACATCCACTACAACCACAAGACCCACCATTCAATGCAGACACCGGCATAAAATCTAAAAAGAATGCGATAACTGCTTTTAAAATTTTTTCTACTTTATCTATAAATCCACCAAGAGGAGAATTAGGTAAAAAATTAAAAATTTTTCTTAAATATTTTGATGCGGTAGCAAATGTTCTGGCGGCTCTATCAACTGCCATTTCTTGAGCGCAAATAGGACATTCTATTCTATCTCCTTTTCCAGCATTTGATTCAATTTCTTTTACACCCGCATTACTAATTTCATCTGCTATTTTTGCTAGTTTCTCTGCTGCTTCGCGTTGCTCTTTCCCTTGACGACCTATTTGTATTGTTCTGTTTCCTTGTATGTATTCATGTTTATCACCATGAAAATGATATTGAGCATCACCTTGTACGAATTGATAAAAATCTTTACCAGAGTAAAATCCCATATCAGTAGAAGATTGTTCTATCAACTTTCCTTCTGACATATGAATATAAGTTCCAAACTTATCTTGTAGTTGTATAAAAGATCTATCAACAGGTATTGCGGAACCGTTAGGATCTTTTTCTATTTTAGTTTGAAAATATAAAGCACCAGCTTCATTACCTAAACGACTTGCTTCTACTGATTTATCGTTATTTACAATAGGAGGTTCAGAATTATTTGTTTTTTGTGATGCCATAATGTTACTTATTAATGTTTTATAAAATTCAATTATGATGACCTAACATTTGAAGGTTCTTGATATGAACCAACTACAATTGGTTTTAATGGGTTTCCATCTAAAAACATTACATATGCTTTAGATCCAACTTGAGGAATACTAAACATACCCATAGCAGTTCCCGCGCCTCCAATTTTAGCTACACCATTTCCCGCGTTTTGAAACATATCAGTTGGTTTCATTATATTATTATGTTGTTGACTTGGAGATTGTTCAATAGACGCTAATTCTCCTTCTCCTAATTGAGAAAATGTTTGATTTGCTTGTTTGGCATATGATATTCTATTTTCCATTTGTGGGTTTCCGGGTCTTAAGTATCCCCATCCAGTTGTAGGATTTAATGTCTGCCCGCTAAATAATTGAGCCGCTTCTTCTACGCTATTAGCATTAGCTATAGTTGATAATCCTTTCCAAGATGGACCACCACTAGAAGGTCTTCCGTTTAGAAAATCTGGATCATTAAATAATGCTTCTATTTGTGTTTGTACGGAAATTCCATTATTAATATTTTCTTTTTTAACATTTTTAGCATAATTACGCATTCTTTCTAAATGAACACCTTGTTCTCCTAATAACCCATAACCCCTACCTCCATCATGAGTTAAATTTGGATTAAACGAAGATTCTTGTTTTATATTACCAACAATAGCCCCAGCTACAACACTAGCTTGTTTGGGCGTTAAATTTCTTTTAATAGATTCATTATAAGCTGTTCTATATGCAATTGCAGCATTATTTGCTTGGTCGTTTGATAATTTTAAATCTTTTTTAACTAAAGAAATTACACTAGTTTCAGATTTACTAACCTCCGCAGCTTTATTATTCATTCCGTCTTTTTTTGGAAATTCTTGTTTAGTTGCTGTTCCGTCTTGAGCGATTGCAGAACCGGAAAATGCTGGTACGTTATTGTTATTTAAATTATTAGCAGTTTGAAACCCATTTCCAGTTATTCCAGTTTCTACCGGTTCAAAATGCCATTGTTCCTTATTTACTGGAGTATGAAGACCCCATTTTTGTTTTAAAACTTGTAGTTCTGGTGGTGTTTTATTATCTTTATCCAGAGCAGTATCTATTCGCATTATATCAACGAAACCAAATTTTCCATTTCCTATTATTTTAATATCGGCAGCTATTCCAAATCCATGATTTGATTTATATGGTGGTGCTGTACCCCTTCCATTATTTTGTTTATATAGAGTTGCTTGATCGGTTCCGGTGCTTCCTATTGCATTTTTTTCTGTCATGGTAGGCGCTCTGAATCCAGAACTTATAGTGACATCATAGCCAGCAGATTTTAATTCATTAGCAAACCCAGCAATTCTTTGAGAAAAAGTAGAATTAAGATTTTTTACATCTACCCCTACATTAACATTTTGCCCATTATAATAAGAAGCAGAATTTCCACCATTACTGTTTTTAACGATAGCATTTAAATCATAATTATTTTTACCAACAGGAAAAGACGTGGATGGTGCGATACCACCAGTAGAACCATAAGTCATGAAAGTAGGTGCGGGAGTAGGAGTATATGTGCTTTGATTTACCGGAGCACCAGTTCCTCCACCAAAAAATGGCATAGCCATTTCCGACCAAGGTAATACGTCAGTTAATCTAGAAATAATATCAGGAGTAAAAACAGAAGATTCAAAAGATTTAAATTTAATATCTTCACCCGATTCGTTCCATCCTTTATATAAAGTATTTGTTAAATGCGGTATAAAAACCTGAACTCTTCCTCTATTTTCCAAGTCTTGGTTATTAACAACAATTCCAACATAAATGTTATTTAACTTATACATAAATTATTTTATGTTTTTTCTACTCCATCACTATCTTGTGGTTTTTTATTTGAATTAAAAACACCTTTAATCGATTCTCCCAATTTATTAATTCCAGAACCAACAGATCCGGTTATTTTTGATATGTCTGATTTTACAGTTCCTCCAAGAGTTGAAACATCAGAAGATATATTTTTAAAATCTTCTTGAGTATTTCTTATTATATCGCCAAAATTTTTAGGGTTTCCGTATTTATCTTCTACACCTTGATCGGAATCAAACAAATTCTTATCCAAGAAATCATTAACTCCAGTTGGTAATGTAGATCCATCGGCACTATATCTATTCCAAATAGCACCTGCTTTACTCATTACATCTGCTAATGGACTTGCTTTAGATGCGTAATTCGATCCAAATTTTTCAGCCAAAGCTCCGACCACATCACCTTGTAGTGCAGTATTTATATACGATAACCCAAAATTTGATAACGTATCGGATATAAATCCTTCTGGATCACTTCCTATTTGATCAACTTTATCAATTATATTTTTTACTTCTGGTGGTAAAAATGAAGCTAATGTATTAAACGGATTCTTTACAAAATTCGATGCGGTATTAACATAGGTTTGTATTGAATTTAAAACATTCAACATTGGACCTGTCATATTAAATAATGAAGTAAAGAAATTTAAATCATCTAAAATACACTGCATAGTATCAAGTAATAAACAAATCAAGTCTAAAGGAATTATATCCTCTATCATTTTCATTAATTGTTTTTGTATGTCTGCGATAATACCATTAACCCAAGCATAAACTTGTTTAATATATTTCGTCATTAACTTATAAAAATCATTCATCATTTTATTGAATGCTTTTACTACTCCATTTATTAATCTAACTGCTTTTTGAATAGAACCAAAAGCAGACTTAGGCATTGTTAAATATGCTCTTGTTCTTATCATGTTACAAAATTTTTCTAATTTATTAACAGAACCCGGCCATATTTTTTCCATAGTGTTAGTAACTAAACTTGGAGTATATCTATTTGGACCGGTAATGGGGTTATTATCCATCATATCACCACCAGCGGCCATGTTACCCATTTGTCCTACCTCTTCAAAACAACCTTTGGCAAAAGCAGGAGTCTTTTTTAATATATCAGACAATTGAGGTATTTTAATCATTCTTTGGAAGTCTTTAATAAAGTTATCATCTATTATATATTTTGGATTGTTTTCTCCTATAGATGCAGACAAAATGTTATTATCAAACCCATAAACTAAAAGACAAAGTAAAAGATAATATTTGTTTACATTTAAACCGGTAAATTGATGTTTTATTCGAGCCAATTCACCACCGAAAAGATATGGCAAAAGATTTAAGTTTGTTTGCTTTTCTAATTTTTCTATTTCTCCTTTTATTTTAGCTAAATCTTCTTTTGAAGTTGCTACTCTTGGGTATGGTGTTGCAAACTTAGTTTGATTTATTGGTCTTAATTTAGGTTCTTGCGCTGGTTTGGTTACTGTGGCGGGTTTAGGTTCTTGGGGAACAGTAACTACAGCTGATGGGGTTGTAGGAATAGCTGGCTTTGGTATGTTGATAATAACATCATCCGGATTATTAGATACTATTTTTGGTAAACTTGCGGCGGTTTTTTCCGATTCTTGTTGCATGATACTTTTATCATACATCGGATTAATCATTCCCAATAAATTATTAAGATCACTAGCCATATAAAAACTTACTCTTTTTTATTGATTTTTAAAGGTAATATACTAAGATAGTATCTTTATGAATTATCCGATAATAGGGATTTCTGGAGCAGCAAGATCTGGAAAAGATACTTTATGTAAAGCACTTATAAGATTTTTTAAAACCAAAAACATAAAAGCCGAAAGAAAATCAATAGCAGGAGATACGGTAAAAGGAGATTTAAAAAATATTATAGGTAAAAAATTGAAAATAGATACCTTTACCGAAGATTCAAATATAAAAACTTTAATTAGACCTTTACTCGTTGAGTATGGAAAGTTGATGAGAAATAAAACTGAAGGTAGATACTTTATAGAAAAATTTAAAAAATCTCAAAATAATATAACTATTATTCCAGACATAAGATATGCCGAATATAAAAAAGATGAATTGTTTTGGTTAAAAAAAGAACAACATGGTTTTCTAATTTTTATAAAACATGAATATGTTTTAGATGCTAATGAAACGGAAAAAATAAACAATAAAGTAATTAAAAAAGATTGTGATTATTTTTTAAAATGGTCTACTTTATGTGAAGAAAATCCAATAGATTTAGAAAAAATAAATTCTATAGCAGAAAAAATAGGAACATTATATTTAAAAAAATTTACCACTTTCCAATAGGACAGTTTGATGCTTTTAAATAAGTTTTAATGGCCATATTACATCCACACTTTGTACATCTTTCGGCTCCTCTATCGAAAAATTCACACGAACCGCATATAGATTTTCTATGGTTTATAACAGCATCTGAAGCGTTAATAGGATTGCCTTGAGAAATACTTTTAACGTTTCTAACAACATCCTTTGTCAAATTTTTAACCATTTGAAAATTTGAAGGATAATTTTTTTTGTTAGAATTTTGCAATTCTCTTATTTTATTTTCTTGAATTTTTTGTTTTAAAAAATCTTTATTCATAATTAAGCATTGTATTTTTCGTCTTTTATTTCAAAAATTTTACTATGAGAATCTACTTTATTAGCTACTATAACATTTGAATATAGTTCTTTGCTAAATTTATGTTCAACCTCAACCATCATCCACTGACCTAAAAACTTATCCCAAAAGTCATTTTGATATTCATCAGAATGTACGCTTTCTAATGTGAAAAAATTACCGGGTGCTCTAAATGTAAGACCATAAGTTTGAAATACTAACGCTTGATTTAAAAACACAAAATCCTTTAACATTTGAATTTGCGGTAAATTCTTTGGTATTTCTTTCACCGCTGAAAATACATTTTTTAAAGCGGAGTTTTGTTGTTTAATTTTGTTAATCTTTAAAAGAACTTGGCCGTTATTTGAATTCAAATTATGAAGACCAGAAACCATTTCTTTTACTTTATTTTCAAAATCGTTTATAGTATTATCTTTAAATAAAATATTAAATTCTCCTGTTGAAAAATCAAAATAATGTTGAGGAGAGCTTACTAAATTTCTGTCGTCTATATTAGACATTGGACAAAATTGGTATGATGTTACTTTAGATGCAATTCCAGATGTAAAATTTTTTAAAGAATTTTGTGGTTCTTTATCAAAATCTGGTCCTCTAGAAACCCATTTTCCTTTTTCTAAAGATGCATCTTTAGTATCATAAAATACAAATCTTTCTTTTTGGTTTTTTGCGGAATCGTCAAAATATCTTTTTAATGAAACTAATTTAAATTTTTTATCCTCTGATGATCTTCCTATATTTAATATAACAGGAAATCCTTTTTCGTCGCAGCAATAAGGAAGAACATTCTCAATGTCATCAGATATATTATTAGAAGCATATGAAGTATAAAATATTTTATTATCATCACTTCCATTATTCCAATTATCATTATCTATAGAAATAGCATCTTGATCTGGTTTGTCTATAGAACCGTTTTTTAAATAACCAATTTTTATATTAGTTTCATCTGGATATAATGCTGCTTTTTCTAATAATTTTTTTATAGCTACATTAGGATTAAGCTGCCTATCAGACTCGCTTAAAAATTGTTGAATGTTGTTCATTTCTTTAGCTATTAAAGCTGTAGACCACTCTAAATTTCTTTCTAAGAATAATTGATATCTTTCATCCCATAAATAATATGTTTTAAATTTTTTCTCTGCATTGTCAGTTGGTTGATCTTGAACATCATAAACTACAAAATCAAAACATAATTCAAAATCTTTTAAATTTTCAGATATAAATTCATTTTCGCTTTTATTATTTGGATTTACAGGATGTAATCTTACGCAAAATTTATTTCTACCATCCGGTCTATCAGTCATTAAATTTTCAGCACTTTTCTTTTCTCCTGTTTTATCTTTATATGTTGATCCTTTTTCTAAAAACTGAAAATCGTTTTGTAATGTTATGTAACCAGTAGCCCACCATTGATTTAAATTTTCTTTTATAGAAAGTTCTTCAACTATATTCATCGGTATGAATACAGGATTTTTTATTCCATTATAAAAACATATTTCTACATAATAAAACTGAGTACCAATTTGATATATATAACCTTTTCCGCTATCAGTATTCATATAATTTTAACACAAATTATCATTTACATTTTTAAGTAAATCTACGTGTAATTGATTAAATGCAAATGAAACATTACACACTATTTCATTAGCAGTCTGATTATCAAATGATATTTCACCCAAAGAAATTGGAAATGCATTTGTATAAGAAAATGATATAATCTTATTATTATATTCATCAATTCCAAATATAGAAATTTTTGAAGTAAAATCTACCATAGGATTTTTTAAATATATAGGTTCATCATTTAAAACTGGAACGTTTATAGATTCTGTTAATTTTGTTTTTGATTGTTTAAAATCATTAAATAAATTTAACCATTTCCATAAAACCCAATAATTTTTATATCCATTATCAACTAAAAATTTTATATTCAAGTCGTTGTATGATGGTCTACTTAAAGATGATGATTTATATACCTGACCTCCGTATGGAATTTCTATAGCTGGTATTTTTATATCAGGAACTGGAGAACCAAATATAGTGAATTGTATACTATCTGCTCTATTTTCAGATTGTAAAACTCTATCATAAGTATCCTTTAACATTTTTGGTATATCAACAACCAAAATAAATTTATCACTTCTAGATCTGTTTAATGCGGATTGATACATATTAAAATATTATAGGACAAAATGTTTCATTTATATTTACTTTTTCTTCTTGTTTTAAGTCTTGTTTATTATTTTTTTGATTCCCCCAGCCGAGCAACCAACTTTTAAGTTCACTTTCATCATCAATCGTTGCAACTTTTTCAATATCAATTGGTCCCACGTGAGAAAACGAAGCATTAACCTGAGTTGCTGTTTTTTTAAAGTGCGACATTCTACCTTCAAACAACGGACTTTTTTTAATTAAATCGGAATTGTCATTTAACGGTGTTATTCGAAGTGGACGACCTTGATCATCCACATCTGCTATAATGTAATACTTTTCAGCGACCGAAGGATCTAATATAAATAAAGCCCATATCATAGACATAACTCTATCATCTCTATCCGTATCTTTTCTTTTGCTGAATGTAAAGTTTGGAAGTTTAACAAAAGTTTCTAATTCCAATAATGTGTCTAAGTCATTATACTTAACAGCATTTAAACTGTTAGACCAATATCTAAAATTTACAACACCTTTATATTTTGTATTTGTATGATTATAAATACCAAGTCTATTTTCTTTATTATAAAATTTACTTCCTTGTATATCATACGAAACTATAGATTCATAGTTATGTGTATGATGTAAAACGTCCAATACTTGCTGTCCGTTATTATTATTTTCTACTAATACTGGAGGTCTTCCCCAATCTTCTAATATACCCATTAATCTTGTTCCAAAATGATAAGGACTTATTGTATTGGACGCAAACACTGCAACTTGTTCTATTTTAGTTAAATCTTGTATATTTAATATTTGTGCTACGGTATTACTTCTACCTATTCCTTCTCCAACGTCTACACCAACAACATATATACCATCTGGAGACGGAGTGCTATATATTCTATATGCTCCATCATCCATTACGTATATAGGCTCTCTACATTGAGATTGTAATTGTTTTAATAAGTCTGGATCTATAGCGGTTTTACCCGGCTCATGAAATTTATTGCAATATTCTTGCTCAAAATCATCCATGTTATTATTCAATAAACTTAACGTTTCTCTTTTCCAATCTTCATCTCTACCCGGAACGTCATACCAGTTAACAGTTTCTAGATGCCAAGAACTTTTTTCTTTTTGCGATTCTTTATAAAGTTCGTAAAATTTATTATCAGTTCCATTTGGCGTTGATATAACAACGATTTGAGATTTTTTTGATGATGAAATAATAGGAATAGCACTCTTCCAAAGTTCTTGCATAACCTCATTTGGACAGTGAGCCATCTCATCAATGATCAATAGATTTGATGTGCTACCTCTAGGACCAGATGATGAGGATGTACTAACTTTTATTTCAGAATCATTACCAAGTTGAAATCCATCTTTTCTCCAAGACTTAACACTCGGTTTCATCCAAACTGGAAGTTCTTCAAATGACATTTTAATTCTAGAAAATATTTCTTTTGCCGTTGATTCTTTATTAGCTACAATTGTTATTCTTTTATCAGCTTGAAAACAAACTATCCATAAAGCATAAATTGTTATAGTTGTAGTTTTTCCAGATTGTCTACTGGATAAAATAATATTAAATCTATTATCTCTAAATGCTCTTAAAAGTTTTTTTTGGTATTTATATAATTCTATTTTTTTCTTACCATCATCTATAGTATTTATGAAAAAGTAGTTTTCCGCAAAATGCAAAATATTTTTTGCGCATTTTTCGAACTCTTCTATCATCTCTGGGTTCCATTTTATTTGTGCATCTCCGCGCAATAAATTTTCGTTACCTTTATAAAATGATGCATCAACTAAAATATCTTTTTTATCTAAATTAGATAGATCTACTTTTTCAGTTATTTCTTTTTTTCTTCGACCCATAAGTTCAATAAATATTTATACAACATACTTAAAAAATGAATACTAATGATGAATTTATAAATTTAGGAAGACAAGATAAGGCATATACTTACATAAGTAAATGGAAACTCCTTAAGCTTGATGTTGTAGACCCAAATGGTATTTGGAGTAAAATACAAAAAAAATTAAAAGATCTTAAAGATGATGATAAATTAGAAGTATTCACACAAGATCAAATAAGAAAATTTTTCTTAACACGTCCAGAGATAGATATGGAAATAAATTTCTTTTCGGATTTGATGCCAAGTTGTTTAGTTTTTAAATATAAAAGAAGAATCTATTGTTATACATACGGCAAAGTAAAAAGAAAAAACGGTAGAAAAATAACCGCTAGATTTTATTTTGATTTAAATAAAGTTTTATCTCTTAACTTGCCTATTTAATTCATCTAGTATTATACTAAGATATTCGTTTTTAAGTAGTTTTAATTTAGTACCCGGTTCTGGCATTTTAGTTGGGTCTTTTATTTGATTATATTCACATACAAGCCACCATAAATTCATATTATTGTAATATTTATATGATATAAAAATCCAAGTGTCTTTTGGTTTTACTACATATTCTTCTTCTACAGAAGTTTCATTTGCTGGTATTATGTTTATGTTTTTTAATAAATTATAAAATAAAAATCCATCATCATCTTGATATAAATTGAAAAAATTTTCATATCTAGTATATGCTAATTTGTTTGGGTTTTTTATTGGACCGTTCATATATTATAATTTTAATTGAGCTTTAGCCATATTTATTTTTTGAGTAGCTTCAGCATAAGCCCTCCCATTTGGATCAAGAGAAGGAAGTATAGCAGTATATTGATCTACAGTATTTTGTAAATTAGCTCTATTATTATCATAAGTTCTTGTGTCTACTTCTTTAGCAAATTCTACTGCATTAATTTCTGCTTTTGTTTTTGGTGTTGCGTTTGGAAATTGTTCTGTTAGCTGTTGTGTATTTTGAGCTTCCGATGTTTTTTGAGCTTCCGGTGTTTTTTTTATCTCGTTTTCTCTTTTTCTGTTAAAGTCTTCAAATTCACGAATTAAACTTCCGGCATCAGAAACTTCAATTCTATCTCCTCCTATACTTCCAGCAAATATATTTGAACTGTTTTGAACAAGTTCCATGAAAGTAATATTAACTTTATATGCTTCTGGCATTAATATTTCTGGAACACCAAACTCTCTAAATTCTATCATTCTTCTAGTTGTTCCTATACAATCAACTTGTAAATTTTGAACTATAGAAACTGGAGAATATATTCCACCTTGAGTTTCTCCATAATCTAAACGATATATTTTAGGAGGAATGTAAGTTGCTAAAGACGTTCTGGTTTTTAAATTTTGAAATATAAAAAGATTTATAAAACAATAGTTGTTATATGCAGATTCTATTGAAAATGTGTTATATAAAGGAAATGAAATATTAAATGTTCTAGGTGCGGTTCCAGAGTAGTTATATACATCATCAAACCCAAATCCCGGAGTTGCCATTCCTACAGCAAAACTAACTCCAGCCTCCAACATAGCTTCTCCTGTTCCTCCGGATGATTTTCCATCAGCTAACTTATTAATCATGTTTTGAGGGCCAGACGTAATAGTTTGCCAGTTGTTATTAACCGAATATAAATTATTATTACTTAAAAGATGAGGAAATACATATTTAAATCCTGTAGGTTCTGAAGCATATAGTTGTGGATATATATCACCGCCTCCTTTTGGATCTCCTGCAATTCCGTTTAATGTACCTCCTATTGATTGAACTAATGATAATAAACTTGTAGTGTATGTACCATAGGTTAATTCTCTTTCATAAGCATATATTCTTGGTACTTCTTGTGTAGATCCTTTATTCTTCCAATCAAAATTATCACATATGTTTATTACAGAAGAACCACCCTTTGGAATAGCTTTTAAATATGGTTGAGCTATTTTTTTATTAAAAACGCTAAAGCTTATTTCTTTAACATCAAAAAATTTATTGTTGGGTTTACTCATATTATATTATTCTTAATGGAGACTGAATATAAGATGTTCTACTTCTAAGTATAGGATCTGATACATTCATTGTAAATTTATTTTGATTTGCTCCTGCATTACTAATATTTACGACAGAATTATTACTTGTTTTTTGTTGTGATAATAATGTTTTGGATAGTTCTCCAAATTGTTTAGCCATAATTTCAAAATTAGATATTAAATTTTTATTCATCTGCTCAAAAACACCATCTGGTTTAGCCGCCATTATTTTAAATTGATCGTCAGGAGCAAATTTAGCTATTGTATTATTTCCTACTTTTAATTTTGGAGTATAATCAATTTCTCCATCTTGAACTTCAGTAATAACGCGATTAGATTGTAATGCATTAGGCCATGCGCTTCTATCATCACTTTCTGGTCCTCTAATTCTAGCACCAGATTCTTCCAATAATTTTAATTTTTCTTTAAGATCATTTAGTTGTTTTTCTTTTTCTAAAGATACTTCTTTAGAAGAAGTAAAATCAATGATTTCTTTTCTAGTTTTTGCTGCTTCTTCATTTAATTTTGTTATAGCAGAATATCTTTCAGTTTTTGGTTTAGATGTATCAAAAAATTGACTTTCATTTTTTTGAATATCAAATTCCGACTTTTGAACATCAAATTCCGACTTTTGAACATCAAATTCCGACTCTGGTTTAGAATCCCATCCCATTGTTTTAGCTACTAAATTATATAACCAATTTGGAAGATATTTTTTCATAAACGTTTTTGTACTTTCTTGCCAAAATTTACCCATGTCTAATTTAGACTGTCCAGTTTTTGTTTCTACTTTTACGTTTTCTTCAAATAAAGGAAGAAGAAAAGATGACATGAATGACAATGGACTATCATTTAATGTTTTAAGACCTTTAACGGCTTTTCCTGTATCTCCAGACATTAATCCCGTAACATAATCCCAAAGACCACTTCCCATATTTGAAATGCTTTTAATTATTGGATTATTTAATAATGCTTTTCCTATAGTTTTTGGTAAGTTTTTTAACCAATCTGCATTTTGTTTTTCTTTTTTTGTGTCTTCGTCTGTTTTCGTTATGTCCAAGTATGCGTTTAATGCTAATGCACCCCAACTTAAAGCTGCTCCGAGAGGACCAGAAACGGGAGTTATAAAGCTTCCGAATGCACCGAGTACGTCTATCAAAGCACCTCTAAAATCTCCATTTTTAAATCTATCCCAAGCAAACCCTAAACTTATGATACCACCTATCAGCGGTATAAATCTAACCATTTGTAGAAGTTTACCGCCAACCTTTGCTAACAATCCGGGCATAAATTTCTTACCAGCAGCTTCTCCTCCCTCTGCCAGTGTGGTTGATGCGGCTTTTCCCCCACCTCCCGTTATGAAATTGAATACTCCCTTTATCATTCCTTGAGCAAAGTCTTCTATAGTTTTAAATACAACACCACCTATATTCAACCCTTTTGCCGCAAAAGTATATATAGTTTTTTCGAGAGCATTAAACGTACCCTTTAATCTATCCATGAAATCAAACTTTTCTTCTAAAAACGGTCTTATATAATCACCCCAAAATGCAGCTAAAACCCCTCCGGTTACTATATAACCCAATAAATCTAAAAGAGAATTTGAACCTTCCTTTTCTTTATCTTCTGGTTGTTTTTCCGATTGTTTTTGTTTTTCTGTTTTTTCTTTTAATTCAAAATATTTTCCAAAAAGATCACTCAAAAATTTATTTGTATTTTCACTAAATTCTATAATAGAAGTTTCTTTACCCAAACCTCTTTGTTCTTGTATGTTGTTTTGATTTTTGTTTTTTTCACCAGTCTGTTGTTTATCATTTTTTATTTCTGGAGAAACTTCTGTATTGTTTTCGTTTAATGTTGGAGGAGCTTGTTTAGGTTGTTCGGGCGTTGATGTTGTTGATTTAGTATTAACGTCATCATCGTCTTTTTTATTTAAACTTTCAGTAGCTTTTCTTAGTTGTTTTCTTAACTTGTTTTTATATTCCTTATATTCATCTCTTAAAGAATCGGGATCTCTTAACAAGCCAGATAAACCTAGAGGATCAAATATTCTTTTTATGTCCTGAGTTTTTATATTATCTAATTGATTTTTAAACTTATCCAAGAAATTTTTCTTAAACGATCTTCTTAAATCATCAATATCGTTTTGAGTATCAAATAACAACATTTCCGCAAATTCTTTTGCAGTTAAAGAACCCTCAATGTTGAGTTTATTTAATAATTCTTCAGACAATTCAGCCATATATAATACTTATACGGCTATAAAGATTTGATAAATTAGTTTAAAAATAAAATACTATCTATTTTTATTACTCCGGTATACTCATCTTTCTTAACTGTTAAGATGTCATCCAATTTAAGTTTCCATTTTGAAATGGTTTCTATAATCTTTTGAAGTATTTTACTTGGTAATTTTTCAGTTATTTGTATTTTTTGTTTTAGCGTTAAACCGCAAAAATCTATTTCATTTGATGAAACAAAAATTTTATTTATATATTTTGAAGATTCTGTTATAAACGCTTCAGTTACAATATTTTTAACATCTTCTTCTGTTTTTATATCAGAAGATTTTTTAAAGATTTTAATTATATCATTATCATAATCAACTTCTTGTTTTATTGTTGGTAGTTTTATCAAAACATTTATAGATACGTTTTCGTTTGAAATTGAAATTTCATCTGTATCACTTTCAAGTTCAAAAGTTTTAAACTTTTCAACCACATCATTTAAATCTATATCTTTTGTTATGTTATTGTTATTATCGAATAACATCTTATAAGAATTTGATATTCTGTTTCTTAAGTTTATTGCTATACAAGCTTTATCTATAATAGTTAAATTATCTAAATCTTCTTTTTTAAATTCTTCACTTTCAATAAGATTGTTTTTAATGATTTCATAAAAAGAATTAGAAAAAAATGTATTATAAATAGAATTTTCCATCGCAGCAGATAAAAGCATTTTTTGTTGTTTTCCTTCTATTTCTTTAAAATTTAGAAATGTTTTTAACGACGGAATCCAAATACTAACTTTAAATGTTTCAGTTGCAGAATTTAATAAATTTATCGCTGAATTAAAATCAACTATTGTATTTTCTTCTATCATAATAAAAAGTATTTATATTATTGTTGGTTGAATTCAACAGCTAAATCCTCTAATGTTTTAGAAGTTCCTATAGATGATTCTCCGGAGCTTGATGATTGTTTTGCTTTATTATGTTCATTTACTATATTAATATAAATTTTTCTTTCTGATGGAGATATATTTAATATGTAATTTGAATCTAAACCGGAATCGGATAGATAATGTATTTCCTGAAAAAGATTTTTAATATCATAAGAAAAAAACATCCTTAAAAAAGAAATAAACCCAAACCCGTATATACTAAACTTTTGATTTTTAAAATAATCTATACCTAATAAATTTTTATCCATTAAAGATTCTAAATTTTGAAATATTTTATTTTCTATTTTTTGTTTTAAACTTATAGATAGTTTATCTAACAATTCTTGTTTTTGTTCATTATTAAATTTTTGAAAATTTATTGATGCGTTTTCTATTTTTATATCTTTTATAAATTCCCCAAGAGTTTTGCTTATAGTGTCTATATCACTAGCCTTTAAAAAAATATCTATATCTTTTACTGACGGCCATTTAAAATTTATGTTTATATTTTTTTCTCTAATTTTTTCATCTAAAAATGATTTAGAATTATTATATAACTCTTTTATAAAGAAAGATAAATTAATTATTATTTTCTGTTTCTTTATGTTTTCTTGTTCTGTATTTTCTATTATAAATTCTATAGTATTTCCAATACTTAAAATTCTTAATTTTGTCACAAACATAACATATTCCATTATGTCCATTTGATCTAACATATCTGGATTCTTTATACAATTTTTAAGTATATCATTTAAAACGCAAAAATATTCATAAAATCCATCGTTATTATAAGGAACCGTTAAATTTATTTTAGATAATAAAATTTGTTCTTGAGTTGTTAATTCCCTATATTTTATAACTGAATTTGAATATGGTAAATCCAAACTATGATTAAAATATTGATGCATCTATATTTAATTAATAGACGTCTATAAAATTTCCAGTATTTTTATCGGATACACAATACCTATCATATACGAAAGAAGCATTGCTAAATTTAAGACCATCTGGAGCATAAGAATATGATTCTCCGTCCATAGCTATTGGGGCTACATTATAAAATCTATGTATTTTTCTTATAACCATATTTGAATATGCTCCACCTTTTGCTAACATAACAACATCAGCATAATCAGCTTTTACATATTTAAAAGATGTTTTTGGTCTTGCTACAAGACCATTATAACCAACTGTTATCAACCATGGTCTTATAACTAAATCTAAAAACGACGCATTAGTTTCCAATAAAGTAAGAGAAAAAGAATCATGTTGTTTTCTAGTTGATGCGGTTGCTGGAGCCATATAACCTCCGTAAGATAATCCTTCGTGAGAAGCATTTACCGATTCTTGCGGAAGCTTAACTTCTTTTGCAAATACGCATCCTATTAAGTTTTCAAATGAATGTTGTAATCTACCATCAACTAACATTCTTGTTACATCAGCATTTAATTGCCAATCATTCTCACCTTCAAAATCATTCAGCGAAACTTCAAAGCTATTAAATAGTCCGTTTCTTTTTAATGTATCGAAATTAAAATATACAAACCACTGACTAGCTAATGCTACGTTAGTAGACCAAGAACCTAAAAGGTCTAGGTAGTAAGAATAAGGACTTCTTGATGTATCTGAAGGTCTGAATATCACAATAATACTTATTTAAAAGTATTAGGTAAGTCTCCAATATTGATATGCTAAAGTAGCTTGTTGATTTAAAATATCACCAGCTGTTGTTACATCCAAAGTTAACTCACCTAAACTTACGCAGTAAGCTCCAAAAAATGTATATGTTCTTAATGGAGTACCGTCTTTATTTATAAGTGTTAAAATAACTTGATTGGAAACATCTTTACTTGGGATGTTATAAGCACCAGTGCTAGTAGCATCATCAAATACTAATTTAGTCCAATCTTCAAACTTTCTTCTAACAGAAAGACTTTGTGGAACTCTAAATGTTAGATTCCAAGCATTTGAATTTGGGTAATTAGCGGTTCCGGGGACATTAAATTGCAAGCCCATAAATGGTACTTGAATATTGTTAATAGCTCTGCCGGGAAGAGTTGTTGTAGTTACATACATCAACTCATTAACGGTAAAACGTGTTCCGCCTAATGCGACAACTCTAAAAAGATTTTGTCTAGCAAAATCGTTTATTGATGCCGCGTTGTAGAAGTTTTCAATTCCAGTGGTGTCGAGTAATCCAGCCATATATATTATTTATCCTTTATCCTATCAATTCAGAGAAAGAAACTCCAGTTCTTGTTGCGATGAAGTCCGCCAATATGAACTCAGCTGTTCTTACTGGTTTGATGTATATTGATATTTTCATTTCATTATTATCAATAACATCTGGAGTGTTATTTCTTTCATCACAGATAATTTGATATTCATATAAACCGTCATTTAATTTAGCTTTATCAAATGTTGGTTGTAATGAACCAATTAATCTCTGTCTTGTTGTGAATGTGTTTGGTTCGAAGACGTAGTATTTTAATAACTGTTTAGTTTCTTTTTCTAAAGTTAAGAACAATCTACGAACGTTAATTCTATCGAATGCGGAAGGTTTGCGATATAAAGTCTTTTGACCGAATATAGCATATCCATCATTTCCAAAGAATGAAATTGGGTTTATGTTTATTTTATATAATAAATCTGATTGTTTTTGATTTGGTGTTATACCTAAATCTATAACATTTAATAGATTTCCTCTATTTAAACCAGCAGGAGCGGCCCATGGGAAAGCAACTTGTGAAGTTGTTGCAAATACACCAGCGGCAAATGCTGAAGATGGAACCCAAACGAATTGATCTGAAAAATCATCAGCAACTCTCAACCAGTTTCCATATACGCATGAATAGCTGGATTGGAAAGCAGCAAATTGATTTTTCATTGGCCAATAAACATCATTAGAGAATACATAATTTTTTCTAGCTGTTGTTTTATAATTTTTTCCAGAAACAAAAATGTATCTTAATGGGTCTGCTATGAAAACGTGATCTTTTCTATCAGAAACAAAAGTTAAGAATTTATTAGCAAGAGCTTGGTAGTCGGCGTTTATACCTGTTACGATAGCTCCAGAGGTATCTTTTAATTCTGATATATCAACAGAATAATTTTCATCGAAAATATATTCAGATAATCCATCAGCTAATTTTCTAGCTTTTGCACCAGCCCAAATAGTTCCTAATCCACATTCGGCTACTACATCGATATTTAATGTTTCGTCGTTTTGAATTGTATTTAATACTCTTTGTAATTTTGATGGAACGTTTCCTAAATCAGTATTTTCAAAATCATTTTCGGAAACATATACACCAACTGGATATGCAGCTTTGGCTTTATCAGAAACTCTAACTTTTTTAGCTGGTTGTCCATTATCAGAAACCCATTTTCCATAAGTTGAAATATATGGATTTGTTACAACTTTAATGTTATTAGATCTTTTTTCTACTACGTTATCTAAGAAGAATGTATTTGGAGTTCCAAAAGTAGGATTGTTTTGTGTTCTCTTTGAATATAAAGAACCGGAATATCCTTCAGCTACTCTATAATCAAGTACAACGGTATCTCTATTGTAGATAGATGTGTTTAATTTAAAGAGAACTAAAATTAAGCTATCATCAAATGATGATGTGGCAAAGTCATAGCCAGTAGGATATGCCTCCAATGATTCGGATATACAATCTCCAGCGAATCCAGTATACTCTTGAGTTAATTTAAAATTCAATCTTGATTCTGGAATTTTAGCAAATGGCTGAATTCCAATAGAACCACCAATTGAAGATAAAGTTTGAGTGGTATTTATCGCAGTTATAGAATCATAATCTGTAGCTGGGTTTACGTTTCTATTGTCTGCTATGCCAACATAGTAACCTTCAAAAAGATTGTTTATGCTTGTTTTTGAATCGTTTAAAACGATTAAGCCAGCTTTACCTAATGAAGAAAATGAAGATAAAGTATTTGAATTTGTAGATATTAAATTCTGCCAATCAATACTATTTGATGCAATTTGATTATATTGATCATCAGTTAATAATATAGAAATTGGAGGAAGAAGTAAATAGCTGTTAGCGTCGGTTAAACTCGTAACAGGATTTATTACTGTTGAGGTATTAATGTTTTCATTATATGTACTTACAGAAATAACATAATTTGTTACTACTTGTTGAGTAGCAGTAGTTTTAACAGTTAATGTTCTCCACCATTCTACACCATCATTTAATACTTCAGTAGCAACCCATTGGTTTTGAGTTACTGGGAATATATCAGATGCATACAAATTAAATAAAGAAGTTAATTGCGGATAACTTGAAAATGGAGCAGATGCGGTTAACGCAAATGTATTTGAAACTACATCATCTACAGTTGCACCAGCTACTCTCAATGTACTAAGAGTTGGATATACTACTTGATCAACAAAGGTATCAACAATTGGATTTGTTGATTTATATTTTGGTAAATTTTGAGCGGCAGTAGTTGTAGCATATAAAGAATATGGAGAACCTAATGCAGCTAGATTTGATAATAACTCAGACTCGTTTACGCCATCTACAGTAATGATGTTATTTAATGGATAAGATCTAGTTTCAATTATTTCTTCAAAAACACCAGAAATTCCATATACTAATGCACTATATGAATTAGTATATCCTTCTCCCATTCCAGAACCATATGGTAATCTAGAAACGAGTAAGTTTGCTGGAGAAGTATTTAAAATTTGCTTTGCAGAATGATACAAATATCTTTCAGCGGCATTTGTTGGTGTTCCATAAATTTGTTCAAATTCACTGATATCAGTAACATTAACTAATGTTTCAGTTGGACCTTGAGGGGCAAAGCCTGATATTAAAACGTCAGTAGCTCCAATTGGTCTTGTTATAATAGATAAGTCCTGTTCAGTTATTTGTACTCCGGGTGATGCTATTGTTCTTGATGCCATAATGTATATCAATATTTACCTTTAAAAAATATCATTTTTACAATTTGTTTTAAATTAAACTAAATATAAATATACAATGTATGAACACTAATAAATTTGATCTACTCGTTTCCTCGCTACTGGAAGAAGCTAAATGCACAGGACCAACCAAAAAAGCTACATCAACAGCAAAAGGTAAAAAATGGATGAAATGCGTTAAAAACCCAAGTGGTGGAGGATACAAGAGAGTTCATTGGGGTCAAAAGGGAGTTAGAGTGACTGGAAAATCCGGTAATACTAAAAGAAAAAAATCATTTAGAGCTAGACATAAATGTTCATCGGCAAAACCCGGAACCGCAAAATATCAAGCTTGCAAAGATTGGTAATTTCTGGTAAGTTATTTTTACAATGAAAAAATTCGATACTGTAATAGAAAACTACATTTCAGAACAAATTGGATCATCTACATCTTCTGCTGTAAATATAAACCCAAATGTTTTTAAAACATTAAATGTAGCGCCAAACGCAGATCTTAAAAAGGTCGCAGACGTTTTGACAAAACTATTACCACAATTCAATAAAGATGTAAATCCTGTGGATTTAAAATCTCCAGATAGTTTCGATAATTTTATTTTAAATCTTAAAAAGAGTCCTACAAATTTAGAAATATTTAAACAGGAACTAAATAAAAATGGAATGGATCTAAAAGATTTAGAATTACAAAACACCCAAAATAATCAAGAACCAGAAGCTGAAAAAAATATAGCACAACAACAACAAGCATCTCCTAAACCTAATACTCCAACATCCCCAACATCATATACTTCACAGGGACCAAAGGCTTAATATTTTTTACATTTAAAAAATTTAATGAAAAACAAAAAAAATCGTAGGAAAGATAGTTCGCAAGAGCTATCGATTAACTCAAACGAAATTGAAAAAGATAATTCACCATATGTCTTTCAAAGTGAAAAAATAAATTTCGAGTTATCTATTAAAGAATTACCTTGGACAGAAAAACAAAAAGAGATAATTTCAAATTTTTTAGATAAAAAAACAAAAGTTTTATTATTAAAGGGACCAGCTGGTACGTCAAAAACTATTTTATCGATGTATTGTGGTTTAACTCTTTTAAACAAGAGAAGAGTTTCAGATTTAGTCTTGGTAAGATCTGCTGTAGAATCATCCGATTCAAAATTAGGATTTTTGCCGGGCGATATCATGGAGAAGTTTAATGTGTATTTGACACCATTTCATGATAAATTTTCTGAGCTTTTAAGTAAACCCAATATAGATAGATTACAAAAAGATAATAGACTTACAATTTGTCCGATAAATTTTGCAAGAGGATTACATTTTTCTGCAAAGTTTGTTTGTGCGGATGAAGTTCAAAATTTTTCTACCAAAGAATTACAAACAATTATGAGTAGAATTGGTGAATTTTCAAAAGTATTTTTATGTGGTGATCCAGAACAAAGCGATTTACCACAAGGAAAATCAGGATTCAGTAAAGTGTATGACTTATTTAATAATGAAGAATCTAGAGAAAACGGAATCATTTGTATGGAATTAACAGAAGCTGATATCGTAAGATCAGAACTTTGTAGGTTTATAACACATAAATTCAAAGAATTAAATGTTCCAAAAATAGAAGAATTTAAAAAAGATTCTTGGAAACCGGGGGATCACAAATAAGTAATTATATTATGAACAACACACCACAATATCAAACCGTGGAAAATAAACCGATTGGTTGTACTTTTTGCGGTGCTTTCATTCAAGGTAAAGTGACACCAAGAACGAATCCGCAAACAAAACAAGTAGTAAATGAATGCAGATGGGTTTGCTCTAGATGTGGAAACCTCACAAAAGTAGGCGTAGTAAAATGAACTTTAATAAGTTAGTAAACGAAATATACGATACTAACGTTAATAAATCATATCCAGCTTCTAGTTCTGCACCTAGAAAAGATTTTGCTCCTGTATCATCAAGAGACGGATACCACTATCCATATCAAAATCAAGGCGCTCAAAACATAGAACAAGAACATCCTAATAATCCAATATCATATCCATATCCATTACAAACGGTAAGTGATGACTTATCTCAAAGTTTTGTTTTTTTGCTTAATGGAACTACAAAAATAGTAGAAGCACAAAAAAATAAATCTTTAGACGTAAACCAAAAAAACGATTTAAATAAGTTAAAAAAATATTGTTTAAAACTTCTAGAAGGTATTAAAAAAGTTGCATTTAAAGTAGATGAAATTTCCGACTTAGGAGTAGAAAAAACTCCAGAAATAAAGATTAATGCATCACAAAGCAATAATCCTAATAGCTTAAAACAGCAAGAAGTTTCAATTAAATTACCAACTAAATAATATTGACAATATAATATTTGTATAATATTATTTTTGTAATGAAAGAAAAATTTAAGAAAATATTCAAATCTACGCTAGTCGTAATAGTTATATCAACAGTTATAGGATTAGCTATAAAAAATATAGGTGGGGATTTTACAACAACATTTTTATTGGCTTTTTCTTGTCAATATATACTATTTTCATTTGTTGGTAATGTATTAAACTCATATTTAATACAACAAAGCATTCAAAAACAGTTAGATAATCTAGAACCACTATCTACAATTTTACAATGCTCTTATTGCAACCAACAGAACGTAATGACTTTTGTTCCAGATGAATCTGAAACTTTTCAATTTACGTGTTTAAAATGTGATAAAAGAAATTCTGTTAAAATACAATTCGTTGTCGCTAGACAAACTGAAATATTAAATTTACCGGTTACATCAACCGGAGTATCAATAAGAGATAAAGAATTATTAGATAAGGAATTATTAAATGAACAATAAAAATAAAAAGAGTAAATGGTCGGCTATACATGAAGAATCAATCGTGTGGGCTAGATGGATAGCATTATACGAAGCGGTAAATATGATAGCGGAAACCGCAGAAAAAAAGAAAGTATCTTTTAAATCTAAACTTAAACCAATAGCTATAAACAAATATATAGAATCAACTCAGGATATATATCTAAGAAAAATATTAGAACAAGAGTATAATATTAATTTCTATTTTGACGATCAAGTAGAAAAAATATCTATTTAATAGTCACCATATACTGAAGTATCTGAACATAAACTATCACCATCTTCATAGTTGAAGTTTTGTTTAGATACTTCTTCTATTATATCATTATCATTATTAGGATTATTTCCTTGACCAGCACCCGGAGATCCAGATTCGTGCGAGAAGTCGTAACGTTTAGCTTTAAAAAACCAAACATAATGTCCTGCTATAGCATTAAGCTGAAACTCATCTATAACTTCTGTTAATTCGTAAACAGTAGCGCCTCGTTTTGGAAAATGTATCCTATCCAACCCAAACTCAGATAGCTCCATTAAATCTCCCATTTTAGGCTCTGCTCCATCCCCAAATACATCTTCAAACATTATAGGATGTATAACTCCAGTCATATCACTATCTGCTAATACACCAAACTTAGATAATAAATATGCATCATTATTTAAGTTTAATTGAACTATAAGTTTTTTACCTTCTCCATAACCAGCAGCTGGGTCTTCTCCGTAAAGAGGATTCATAGAGTTTAAATTTGATAAGTTGGAGAAGAAATTAACTTCTTGTCCATACATGCTTATCTGTTCTTTCCACCAATTTGAAAAGTTTAATCTCTCTTGAAAGTTTCTACTTTTATCTAAAAACCTTACCTTTTCCATATACGTCTCCTTTAAATGTTAGCTTATATGACCCATTTGGATTCATAGATAAATAAACTTTAGTTTGTTTTATCGCTTTTTCTGGTTCTTCTGCGGTAGGAATCAATCCATATTGTTTCTTTAATTGTTCTGCTTTAGCTAAACTTAATGGAACATCTTTACCGGTTCTTATGCATTGATTTATTTCATCATTCTTAGTTGTTAAATATCTAGCTACACCATTTACATTTTTAGTTTTACCTGTTGCTTGATTAACAGCATACATACCTTTTTCATGTCTATGAGTTCTTTTGTCTGGAGATAAAGAACCAGTATCTATAGAATTTATTTTTTTATCTATATTAAAAAATTCAAGAAAAGTCATTTTATATATTTACATAAAAAAACCCCGTATGATACGGGGTTTTTTATTTTGATTGTTTTTATATATTATTTGTTATCAAATAACATTTTTCCTTTATTGACTGCACCTGAAACTTCTTGTTTCTTTTTTGTTAAAACGGAAACTCCCTTTTTAACATTATGGGATTTTAATTTTCCGTCTGCGCCTTTTCCAACTTGTGGAGTTTCAGCATGTTTCTTTCCAACTTTTATATTTCCAGAAACAACATTATTTTTAGGGTTGTTCATTCCAGCACTAAGCTTTTCAATGTCAACTAATGGTTCTCCTAATTCTTCGGCGTCGTCTAATGCGAAAGATTCTGGATAGGTTTCTTCTTCGTCTGAAGAAGATTCTTCACCTTCAGTTTCTTCCATTCCTTCTTCGCCTTCTTCGCCTTCTTCGCTTTCTTCACCTTCTTCTTCTTCAGTTTCACCACCAATAGCAGCTTGAAGAATTTCAATAAGTTTTTCGGCCATTTCTTTATCGAGAGTTAAAGTAACGTCTTCTCCTTCTGAATCTGAATCCATGAATTCATCAACATCAGAATCTTCTTCTGAAGAGTCATCAAGACCTAAAGAAGAATCATCAAAAGCATTGTCAGACTCTAATTCATTATTTGGTTGGGTGGAGAAGTTAAATGTTTCTTCTGAAACAATTTTATTAAACAAAGCATCAAAAGGATTTGTAGCTTCTTTAACACCAGCTAATTTCTTTAATGAAGAATCTGGTGTGTTTAATTCGCCTGATGCTTCATCTGGTTTTTCAACACCTTCAACTTCTTCTGGTCCTGTTCCTTTTTGGAACTCGGTTACTTTTTTTTCGTTTTGTTTATCACCGAATGGCGCGCCAACCTTTAATTCTGTTTTTACTTCAGAGCTTGGTACGCTTTCGTTTAATACTTCGAGGTATGCTTTTGTTATTGGGTCCATATGTTGTATAATTATTTACTCTTTGTTTATTACAAAATCTATATTTTTTTTAATATTTACAATTGTCTAATATCATTTTAGATTCTTTTTTTAAATCTAAACACTTGATTAATTCATAATCTTTCTCGCCATTAACCCATATTATATATGAACTGGGTACACTAAAATTAGTTATTTTTTCCATGATAGTAGAATATAATGAAAGCTGTAAGCTATATTTAGTAAATTCACATTGATCTAAATGTGATAAGCAATCTATCATTTTATCACCTTTAAATCCTTTTCTTTTGATTTCTTTGTTTGTTTTATAATCAAAGATAACGAACTCATTCTTAACGAAATTATAAGAAAGATTATCAATAGTTCCACAAACACCAGTTTCAGAATCACCTATTACAAATTCGGACTTAATTATTATATGTTCTTTTTTCCACCAGTCGTAAAAGTTTTTAAAATTTTTAATTAATAGTGCTACGTCTTGATAATATTCTTTTATTGAATTTTTAGTCTTAAATGTTTTCTTATCTTCAAAAAAGAAATTTATAGCCGTTTTATCTAAAGAAATTTGCTTTCTATTAAAAAAGTTTTCAACGTATTTATGAAATTCAGATCCTTTATGACAAGAATAATCTCTTTTAAAGTCCCATTGCTCTAGAATTTCTTCAACTGAAAATCCATCTCTTTTGGCTACCACTTCTGCTATAGCTTTAGAATTAAAAGGTTTTTCGAATTTTTTTATCAACTGAGAAACTGACATTCTAGCTGGTATTCCATCTATAGTATATTTATGATCCTTTTCATAAAACAATATATTAGAAAACGCATTCTCTAATTTTATTAGAGTTTCAAAATTTATCATTTTCCAAATCCTATTACTCGTTCTTGTTTCTTTTCACTTTTTTCTGGTTTATGTAAAAGATTGTATATATCAGCAATAACCATATTTTCTGTTATATTATCATCTATTTGTTTTTTAGAAAACCCAAGATGTTTAGCTAGTTTTTTTGAATCTTCAAGATCTAAAGGACCAAATTCATAATCGATTTGAAGTCTACCTTTTCTTCTTAAAGCTTCATCAATATCTTGTTTTGGGCAGTTGTATGTTAAAACAATAGGACATTTTAAAATATCACCTAATATACCATCTGATATATTTAATAAAGATGTTACAGAAGAAGAATCTATTCCATCATTTAATCTTTTAATGATAGCCTTTTCCGCATCTTCAAGAATCAATACAGAATTTTTCTTCTGTAAAAGAGATGCAAAATTGCTTGGGTTGTTGATAAAACTATCAACCATAATAGCTGGGATATATATGAAATCTTTTTTTACTTGAGTAGTTAAATATTTTAAGAAAGTACTTTTTCCTGTTCCGGGAGGACCATGGAACATGTAAAGCCCTTTATTATTTTCAGATAACCTTTTTACGATTTCCTTTTCAACTGTTAAAAATTTACTACCATAATTTAATTCTATGTTAATATTATCCGGCAAATCTAGTTTTATAGGTTCAAAAACAAATTCATCATATCGGTTTTTAATAAAGAGATGAATTTTCGAAAAGTTACAATCAACTATGAACGGTTCAAAATCTCGTAGGGGAAGATCATGATTTAGGGATGTATAATAAATCATCATTTCATATGTTTTATTTTCAAGATCCTTTAACTTTTCTTGTGCGTCTTCTGGTTCTCCAAAAGATACCAAATCTCCTTTAGAATTTGTAAAATATGGCACCTCATCCAATTCGGCTTCTTTAACGATTATCTTAACAAAAACGTTTTTATATTTAAAAATAAAAGTTCCGGCTTTAAAATTTCTATTGTTATTCAACAAAGATTTTATTTTACCGGATACTGAATTATAAACCAAGCTTCCATTTTCCAATAAAAAATCTAAAATATTAGACTTAAATGGTTCGTTTACATAAAAAACACAAGGAGCGCCTTCGTTTAAAGAACTCAAATGTAAAAAAATAGGAAATTCATTTGTTGAACCGTTACTTTTATAGAATCCAGTTAGATCAGCTTTAAATTTAGTTTTTGTTGTAAACATATCACCATACTACACGGGAAAAAAATATTTTCAATAAAATTTTTTATTTTCAATCTATTGACTGAAAGATAAACAATTTATAACAAAAAAACAAATAAAAATATTTTTATAATTTTTTACGCATATATTTATAAACAAAGGTAATACAATTTATTTTTTGATTATTTTTTTAAAAATACTTTATAAAATAAGTATTAACATGAAAAGGTTGACCAAAAAACAAGTACTGGACATTCATGAAAAGTGTCTTAATTTGGTTAAAAGAAAACCACCTGAGTTTTTTCAACTCAAAAAAATGAAAAAATATCAGGGTTCATGCAATTGGACCGATATAGAAATTGATTATAGAACAGAACTTTTATCAACAGCATATCACGAATGCGTACATTATCTATTTCCGGATTTTTCAGAATCGATGGTTCTTTATACCGAAAAAAGAATTGTAAATGTATGTGATCCATTTGATATTTCATATTTTTTAAAAATTCTAGCGAATAAACTTTACAAATCAGAATTTCAAAAGTATATATTAAAACACCGTAAAACTAAAAAGAACAAAACAACATGATATTCGAAGAACAAATCTCGCGCAAACCTAACCTTTACCCTTGGACCGATGAATTTATTGAAGCTATGCACAATGGTTTTTGGACTGATAAAGAATTTTCATTCAAGTCTGATGTTCAACAATTTAAAGTAAAACTTACTGAACAAGAAAAAGAAATCATAGTTAGAACTCTTTCCGCTATTGGACAAATCGAAATTGCGGTTAAAACATTTTGGTCTAAGTTGGGAGAGAATCTACCTCATCCATCTCTTGCTGATTTAGGTTTTGTTATGGCTAATGTAGAAGTCATCCACAATAATGCATATGAAAGATTGATTACTACATTAGGATTAGAAGATGTTTTTGAAAAAAATTTAAAACTCGACTGGATTCAAGGTCGTGTAAAATATCTTAAAAAATATACACACCGTTTTTATAAAGATAGTAAGAAACAATATCTTTATGCATTAATTTTATTCACATTGTTTGTCGAAAACGTTTCTTTGTTTTCACAATTTTATGTAATCAATTGGTTTGCTAGACATAAGAATGTTCTTAAAGATACAGATCAACAAGTAAAATATACACGCAATGAAGAAAATATACACGCTCTGGTTGGTATTAAAATCATTAATACAATACGTAATGAATATCCCGATCTTTTTGACGAAGAATTGGTTGAAAAGATTGTAAGCGAAGCAAAAGAAGCATATGAATCGGAATCTAAAATTATTGATTGGATGGTAAATGGAATAAAGGAAGAAGGTTTAAGTGCTACAATTCTAAAAGAATTTGTAAAAAACAGAATCAATGAATCTTTAACTCAAATTAAATTTCCAAAAGCATTTGAAGTTGATAAAGAAATTTTATCTTCTACTATGTGGTTTGAGGAAGAATTATTGGGGAATAACATGACGGATTTTTTCCATTCTCGTCCAACAGAATATTCTAAGAAAAATCAATCCTTTTCAGAAGATGATTTATTTTAAAGTACCTAAAACTCCAGAGGAAGTATCGGCTATTTACAAGTCTATTCAGGATGAATTGGTCGAGTTCGAACCAAATGAAACAGTCGAAGAACTATCAAAATCTTATGCTTTAGCTCAAGAGGAAATCATTAACGAATTATCAGCTAAATTTTGATTGCTATTCAGCTTCAATTTGCTAAGATATAAACAACACATTTTATGGAAAAATATATATATTGGCTTAACAAAGATTCGCGTAAATTTTTAGAACGAGGATATTTGTTAGAGGGAGAAACACCAGAACAACGAATCCGAGATATAGCAGAAGCCGCAGGAAAATACTTAAACAGTACAGACTTTGCTGACAAGTTTGAGGATTACATGCATCGTGGGTTTTACTCTTTGAGTTCTCCCATTTGGGCTAATTTTGGCCGTAAAAGAGGATTGCCTATATCTTGCTTTGGGTCTTATGTTGGTGATACAATGGAAAACATAATGGAAAAAGTTTCTGAGGTAGCATTGATGACAAAACATGGTGGAGGAACATCAGCTTACTTTGGAGCATTAAGAGGAAGAGGAACACCAATCTCTTCCGGTGGAGAATCGACAGGTTCGGTTCACTTCATGGAGCTTTATGACAAGCTCATGGAAGTCGTTTCTCAAGGTAGTGTTCGCAGGGGATCCTTTGCGGCATATCTTCCAATCGACCATCCAGACATTGAAGAATTTTTAAAGATTCGCGGGGAGGGACATCCAATTCAAAATCTTTCTATTGGTGTTTGTGTGTCTGATGAATGGATGAAGAAAATGGTTGATGGGGACAAAGAAGCTCGTAGAATTTGGGGTCTTGTTATCAAGAAACGTTTTGAATCGGGGTACCCTTACATCTTCTTTAGTGATAATGCTAACAATCAAGCACCTCAAATCTATAAAGACAAGGGGTTAAAAATTAACAACTCTAATCTATGTTCTGAAATTATGCTTTCTAATTCGGAAGATGAATCTTTTGTATGTGATCTTTCATCTTTAAATTTGGAAACTTGGGAAGAATGGAAAGCCACCGATGCAACAGAAGTTTTGGTATATTTTCTAGATGCTGTAATGTCAGAATTTATTGAAAAAACCAAAGGGATTAAATTCATGGAAGCCGCTAGAAATTTTGCTATTAATCAAAGAGCATTAGGAATTGGGGTTCTTGGGTGGCATTCTTTATTACAATCCAAGATGATTGGGTTTGAATCGATGGAGGCTAAAATGTTAAACAATGCAGTATGGAAAGGAATCAGAGAACGCGCTAATTATGCATCTAGATTTTTAGCTAAAAATTATGGGAATGCTCCAATTTACGAAGGAACAGAATACACAAGAAGAAATACAACAACTCTTGCTGTTGCACCTACAACATCATCGAGTTTTATTCTCGGTCAAGTATCTCCAAGTATAGAACCTCTTAATTCAAACTACTTTGTAAAAGATTTAGCAAAAGGTAAATTTACATATAAGAATCCATATCTTAAAAAACTTCTAAAGGAAAAGGGTAAAGATGACGATGATACTTGGAAGTCTATCCTTATTAAAGGTGGAAGTGTTCAGCATTTAGATTTTCTTTCCCAAGAAGAAAAGGACGTATTTAAAACATTTGGTGAAATTTCTCAAAAAGAAATTATTATTCAAGCAGCACAACGTCAAAAATATATTGATCAGGGTCAATCATTGAATATTATGATTCCTCCAAATACCAAACCAAAAGAAGTTAATGAGCTTATGATATTTGCTTGGGAACAAGGAATTAAATCTTTGTATTATCAAAGAAGTGCAAATCCCGCACAGGAATTGGCGCGTTCAATTTTAACATGCAAATCTTGTGAGTCTTAAATAAATATATAAACATAATGAAAGTAAAATTATTAAACGAAAAAGCAAAAGCACCAGAAAGAGCAACAGCAAACGCCGCAGGATATGATATCTTTTCATGTTCAGATTATGTTATCTATCCCCATACTAGAGTTTTACTTAAAACTGGAATATCAGTAGAATTACCAGAAGGATATTACGGAAGAGTAGCTCCAAAATCTGGTTTAGCTTTAAACCACGGAATAGATGTAATGGCTGGTGTTATAGATTCGGATTACAGAGGAGAAATATCTGTTATATTGTATAATACCGATAAAGACAATCTTTACGTTGTTAAATCTGGAGATAAAATAGCTCAACTTATAATAGAAAAATATTATCCGTTTGGGCTTCAGGTCGTTGACGAACTAAGCGAATCTGAACGAGGTTCAGATGGATTTGGGTCAACTGGTAAGTAAGTATATATTATAGTATGTATTCCAACCAAAAAGATCAAATTAATTTAGAAGAAGTTTATAAAAATATTCATTCTGAAATAAACGAAGCTCAAGTACCAGATGCTTCATTTGGAAACGCAGTTGCTTTTTTGGGGATGATAGCTTTACCAGTAGCTATGGAATTTGTAATGAATAGATACAAAGGTTTTATTAGAAATAAAAACATCAAAGGTCTAACAGATACAATAGTTTCAACTATCAAAAATGATTCCGAACTTCAAAACAAAATTGAAAGTTTAAAAAAGGAAGCTGACGCTTCAAAAAGTGAAGAATATACAACAGCAATTAAACAATTATTATCAAAATCTATAAAATATAATGAAACCTTCAGTAACGAAGTTCAAAATGTATATGAAGATAAAATTATTAAAGAAATATTAAATTTACTTCCAAATAACTTTAGTGGAAAAACAAACGATCAAATAACTAAAGAAGTTCAAAGAAACATAAATGTTTCAAACGCAGAACAACAAAACCAACAGAGAAAAAGAATGGGTCTTCCATCTGTTAGACCAATGAGACTTTAATTATGGCAGGAAAAGGGGATAAACCAAGACCAATAGTAAAAAAACAATACGATAGTAATTTTGATAAAATAGTTTGGAATAAACCAAACGTTTTCAAAGAAGTAAAACAAAAAAATAACAAAATAATTTACAAATATTAATTTTCATGAGAGGTATAGAAAATTGTATTTTTTTAAAAGATGAAATCTTTTATGCGGATTTAGTCAAGTGGGAAGAATTATCAGATATTCCTTTAGAAATAAATGATGTTTTCGATTTTAAAATTGACAACAAAAAATATTGTGTTAAAGTTGTTAGTATCATCGGTGATGATGCTAAACTTAAACAAATATGAAAAAATGTTATTCGTATAAAGATATATATTTAATTCCAAAATTTTCCGATCTACAATCTAGAAGTAAAGGGGATACTTCAGTTTTATTTGGAAATAAAACTTTTGATCTTCCCGTGATGCCATCTAACATGAAATCTGTAATAGATTTAAACTTATGTAGATGGTTGTCAGAAAATAACTATATGTATGTTATGCATAGGTTTGATGATATAACAATTCCATTCGTAAGAAAAGCAAACGAAGAAAGCTGGAAAACAATATCAATAAGTATTGGAGTTAACGAAAATAGCATTTCTGAATTAATGGCCATATACCAACTTGGTTATAGAGTTGATTTTATAACAATAGATGTAGCTCATGGTCATCACCTAAAAGTTAAAAGTATGATAAGCTTTATTAAAAAATTCTTTAAGAATACTTTTGTTATCGCTGGAAATACAGCATCAGCAGAAGCAACTAAAGATTTAGAAGATTGGGGTGCTGATGCTACTAAATGTTGCATAGGAAGCGGTATGGCTTGTAGTACAAAGTATAAAACAGGCTTTCATGTTCCCGCGTTTAGTTGCGTGGAAATGTGTGCTACAGTGGCTAAAAAACCAATTATAGCAGATGGTGGGGTAGTCCACTATGGAGATATAGCAAAAGCTCTTGTAGCCGGTGCTACGATGGTTATGTGCGGTGGATTGTTTGCGTCATGTTCCGACTCTCCCGCCCCAGTAGATAATAAAGGTGAAAAAATATATTTCGGAAACGCATCGGAAAGAGCAAAGGGAGAAAATAAACACGTAGAAGGATTTGAAGTTTCGTTAAAATCTGATATTTCAGTAAAAGAAAAATTAAAAGAAATTAAAGAAGCTCTTCAAAGTTCTATAAGTTATGCGGGTGGTTCTGATCTTAAATGTTTTTCTAATATTGAGTATATAATTCAATAAAGAATAAATATTAACTAGATGTACACTCTAGTTAATAATTTATCAGGTAAACCTAAAAACTGTAACGCAGGATATAATAATTCTTGGGTTGAAGTATTAAACAACACCGATAGAGAATTATTCGCTCAAGCGTCTTACATAACAAACTTTGATGATTTAAAGGTAAACATATCTACCGAAAATATAACAGTAGGTGCTCTTGAAATCAAAGATGGAAATTCAAACCTAAAGGCTGACGTAGCTTCTGCTGGAGGTTATAATGCATTAAGAGTATTATCACAAGATCTTGAATCGTCAGTGGATGATATTTCAATAGGAGATAAGTATGGAAATCATTTTGCGGAAATAGAACCGACTCATTCGGCGTTAAAAGTCTATCCGGTAATAAAAGGTGCAGGCTTTACAAAATGTGAAACAAGAACATCGGGCACTCCTTCTTTTATTTCAAATCAAATTCTCATTCATAATAATCAAGACCAAGATGTTTCAGTTTCATTAACATTAACATCTGGAATGTCATGTCTAATTCCTGTTGGTAACAAGTTATCGCCCAACAATATAATGAATTTAGACTTGTCTGTATTAGACGTAAACGATTACGCGGGTTGCCAAATTACATTCTTTTCCTAATAAGTAGTAAATAACTATGTTTACTATTATATTAGCTATTACAGCTTTCATCGTTGCTGGTTGCGCGGCTTACTTTTCTGTTCAAGGATTAGCGGCTTTATATGCAGGATCATACCTAGCGGTTTGCATAATGGCTGGTTCTTTAGAAATAGGAAAATTAGTAGCTGCTTCTTATTTAAAAAGACATTGGAAAGAAACAAATTTTATATTAAAGTTTTATTTGATCTTGGCCGTTGTAACATTAATGGGAATAACATCACTTGGAATATTTGGATTTTTAACGTCCGCATATCAAAAAAGTTATTCTGAATTTGAAATAGTCAGTACAAAAAAAGAAATATTAATTTCTAAAAAAGATAACGTTGCACTTGAAATATCTTCTATCAAAAATAGATTAGATACTTTAAACGGTATTAGAGTCACTCAAGAAAAAAGAGTTCAAGACGCGGGGAACTATAAAGTCCCTAGAGAACAAGCATACGAAGCTATAAACAAAGCCAACTTAGAAATTGAAAAACTTCAAAATAAAAGTGATTCTTTAAATGAAGAATTAAAAAATTATGACATAGAAATAATAGGTTTAAAAACCGAAGAAAACAAATCAAAAGATATAGGAACTTTAAAGTTTGTATCTAATCTATTTTCGGTTCCTATAGAAACTGTTATAAAATGGTTTACTATCTTAATAGTTTTAGTTTTCGATCCTTTAGCATTAGCGTTGATATTAGCTTATAATAACATCGTAACCAAACCAAAAAAGGTAAACGAAACGGTAGAAGATAAAAAAGATATACCCGAAGAAAAAAAAGTTAAAAAAATATTTAATCCATTTCTAAAAGTAAAATATAAAGATAAATAATAAACTATGAAATATTCTTACGATAGGTCGTATAGGGATTCTTTAGCTGAAGAAGTTGAAAGAATAATAAAAAAACTAGACGACGAATCGAAAGCTACTAAGGAATCATGGTTTCATAAATTAATCAATAAGATTAAACGTATCTTACGCCTTAATAGTCATACCTAAAGTTGAAATATTTGCGCTTTTATTTATAACTTTAACTTGTTCTACCCCAAAGTTATTTTTATCTAAAGAAATAATACTAAATCCATTTTGCCAATTTGGTGCAGATCCATAAACTGGAGACAAATCACAAGCACATCCATTTTCCCAAGCAAAAATTTGCTTCTCTTTTCTCGAACCGATTCCGGGAAATCTTTGTGATGTAGATCCAATTCTGTGCGTATGGTTATGCATAACAGAAACCATCCATTTATCCATATGAGCTTTTGCTGAATAGCCACCGCTTTTTCTTACGATGTCTCCGTGCAAAACAACAAATTCTGGAGTTAATTCTACATAATCAACCAAATCAACATATTGTTGATAATCACCTAAGAATACGTTTCCATAAGAAAGTCTATCTTTTATGTCAGGGAGTGAAGCCAATTCTCCAAGTCTGTCGCTCAAATATCTAAACCATCTACCGGAAATATCATTTCCACTGTGGTTAGCGTTTGTTTCTAAAATGTGACAATCATTTGATATAGATACTAACTGAGCTAAAAATTTATGATATTCAACTCTTTCATCCATAAGAGAATAACGATGACGAATATCTTTTGGATATTTAGATATAGCAAACATATCTAGTGTATCACCATTTAAAATTACAGTCTTTGGATTTAATTCTCTAACAACTTCAAAGAATATATCTATAGTGGCATCATCTTGAACGGGGAAATGCATATCACCTATAACGACACAATAATCGTTAAGAGTTTTATTTATGTTATTATTTTGTTTTACGTTACAAGAGATTGGTGATAAATTTTCTAAAAAATTTAGAACGTCTTCCGGTTCTTTAGAAGATATTCTAGATAGATTTTCATTTACATAACCAACCACATTTGAATGCTCGTATCTTGGTTTATGTCTATCATAAAACCAATCTCTCGCTGTTGTCTCCCCAATTCCTAATTGGTTTGATATTTCCTTGAAAGAGAATCCTTTATCTCTTAGTGATTTTACTGTTTCTGGTGTTTTTGTTTCCATTGTTTAAATGTTTTAATATAAAAAATAAAAAAAGTCAATTAAAAATAATTTTTTTTGTTTATGTGTTACAAAAATTGTATAAATAATTATATATGTCCAGTAATAATAATCAGGGCGACAAAAAAAGTCAAGACACATTAATCGAAGTAATACCAAACATAGCAAAAATCCACCCATCGATAATAGCACCATTACTTAAACCATTTTTCATGTTTATATTATTTTTAGCTATTGGTTATTACACGTTATGGATGTCTGCTAATTATGTAAAACGAGATGCATTCGAAGCTTATACAACAAAGCAAGATCAACTTTTAAACTCCAGATTTGATCTCATACAAAATAGACTAGAATCAATATTAAACCAGCAGATAGTAACATCAGAACAATTCAAAAATTTAAATTTAATTTTAAATACTCAGCAAAAATCCTTGGATACTTTAAACGACAGATTGACCTTCTTGGAAAGAAATTATTTCAAAAAAACAAGTGACGATTCTAATTCTGGCGTTAAATAATATTAATGATAAGAATTTTAATTTTTCTTTTTTTAATAAACTTTAATATATTTGCAATCGAAAATAAAACAATAATTGTTTCCGGCGAAACAAATTATGAACAACAAAAAACAAAAAGTATAAAATCAAATCTATCTGGTGAATATAGATATGAATTTTATGAGCACAAAAGTAAAAGTTTTGTTTTGTATGTACAAGGAAAAATAGTGATGGATTATGATGTTTTCGGAAAAGAATTAAAAAATAACGTTTTTACCACATTCGGGATTGACTTTTAATTTCATTTTACCTAATATATAGATATATGGGGATGTACGATGAAATAAAAATAAAACAAAATCTTTCTATTCCGGAAGATTTAAAATCTTTAAATATAGATTGGAAAGAATATAATTTTCAAACAAAAGATTTAGATAATTGTTTATCCGAATATTTCATATCAGAGGATGGGCTTCTATATGAACATATTATAGAAAGAGAATATATACCTTATACCGAAGAAGAAAAAAAAGATAAAAACCATAAGTCTTGGAATCTTTGGAAAGATATTATAGAAAAAGGTTCAGAAGATAAAAAAATAGATTTTCACGGAACTTTAATTTTTTATACATACGATCAGTTAGACGAAGACACAGATTTTTGGATTGAATTTAAATCTTATTTTGTATATGGAAAACTAGACAAGATAGAACTTTTAGACTTTAAACTAGATAAAGATAGAAAAGTAAAAGATGAAAAGTGGAAAGATGCATATAAAAAACTTCAAAATCATCCTTGGACTATTTTTAGACGATACGCATCTTACTTAGGGTGGAGATGGTTTTGGAAAAAAATAATAAATTTATTCTATTTAATATCAACAGTTTCAAATAATATTAGAATGTTTATTATAAAAAATATACTATAAAGAATAAATAATTAGATGAAAATGAATTTTTACGTTTTGGTTGAAAAAATAATGTCTTCTTTATTAGAAGAATCTTTTGATATATTTTTTGTCAAAACTATAAATTCAGAAATAGATGTTATTAAAGGAATAAAAGACTTTAAACTCAAGAAAAATGCTCTTAAAGAAAAATATAAATCCTTAACATATCATCTTTTAAATTCAAACTACGAAAACGTTTTAAAAAATAACTTTCCAGATTTAAGACCTAAATCAACTGACGCGGAGTTTGAAAAATATTTTCACGAATATCTAGTAAATAATCCTCCAGCTGGTAATAGTTTCAAAAAATTTATATCCGACATAGATAATATAATATTAAAACTCGGCAATAGAAATAACCAACAGCTTGGTAATTTATTACTTCTCAGAAGTGAATATTTAATACAATACGGAGATTTTTAACTTTACTTTTTAAAAACAAAATTTATACTAATATAGTATGAATAAAATTTGTAAAAAAATAGAGTCTAATACAGAGTACTATGTTAAATTTACGGACGAAGAACTTAAAGAATTAAATATAAAAGAAGGAGATAAATTTTCTTGGGATATAAAAGAAGATGGAATTCTTTTAACAAAATATGAAAAAATAGATTTAGACTTATCAGAGTTCTCTAGAGAGTTATTAGAATTTATTATTTGCGAATCAAACAATAGAGATTTAACAATATCTGAATTTATAGAACAAATTCTTACTGAGAAAGTAAAAAATAATATATAAATATTGTTATTGATACACTTATAAGATAAATATTTATTGCTATGAATAGAAAAGACTTTAAAACATTATCGGAATCTTACGAAAAAATTTTTGAAAACACATTAACATCAATGATTGATGATGATCAAGCTTTAGCAAGTTCCGAAGTTCCAATGCCTTCTCCAGAAGTCTCTACACTAGCTATTACTAACTCTCCAGCTACAACCGAAGTAGATGAAGCAAAACAAATGGTTATTGCTAACTTAAAAACTTTAATCGGTCATGCTGAAAAAGCCTTGAACATCCTTCAGGGTGGTAAAGAATTGGAAGCTTGGATGAATGATAAAATTAGCGTAGCATCTAATGATGTGGTTCAAGTCGCTAATGCTTTAGAGTTTGGAGACTAAACTAATTTAAAAATCTCACCCACTAAAGAAAAAGATTCATTCTTTGTCTTTTTAGATTTATTTTTCTTAACCTTTAAGAACTTCTTAATTTCTTTTTTAGGCATTTCTTTTGCTACTTCTTTAGCTTTTTTAGAGATTCCTTTTTGTCCTTTTTTAGCTCCCATTACGGCACCAAAAAATTTTCGTTGTTTTTCTGTTGTAGATGGCATATACTAGTATTTATCTTTTTTATTAAAAAAATGCAATACGAGCTTAAAAAAAGTTTAGAAATAGCTAATGCAGAATATGATGTCTCTCATGATATGAGAGTTCAAGTTTTTTCTTTTGGATGGTATAAAAAAAGATTAATTTGCATAGGTAAGAATAAAAACAAAACACACCCATTAAATATAACAAAAAATCCAATTTATTTTGATAATAAAGTTTTAGAGACAAAAACAACTTGCGCTGAATTAGATTTATTTTTAAGATTAAAAAATAAAACTAATATACCTTATAATAAATTAACAATAGTAAATGTCAGATTAGATAAAAATATGAATATTAAAAATTCTAAATGTTGTAGAAGCTGTAGTTCTTTAATTAAATATATGGATCCTAAAAATATATATTATACGACAGACGAAGGATCATTTGAATTATATGAACAGTAACATGAAAGAAAAATTAATAACAGCTTACATGGATGTCGCTGAAAGATTTTCACAGTTATCAACTGCCACTAGGTTAAAGGTTGGAGCAGTGGTTGTAAAAGATAATAGAATAATATCTATAGGATACAATGGTACACCAGAAGGATGGTGTAATAAATGTGAAGATGATTCTAATAAAACTAAACCAGAGGTTATCCACGCAGAGATGAATTGTATAAATAAATTAGCAAAATCAAACGAAAGCGGAAAAGATTCTGTTATGTTCATAACTCATTCTCCATGTATGGAATGTGCTAAATCTATTTACGGATCTGGTATAAAAACAGTTTTCTATAAAATTCTATATAGAGATTTAAGTGGAATAGAGTTTTTAAAAAAGTGTGGAGTAGAAGTTTTTAAAATTTAAAAAAGTCTCTGGTGCTCAAGCAAAGACTATCGAAACTTAGTCAACCTTAATATCTATGTTATAGACCTCCGGTTGTTTTACGGGAACGGTTACTCGCAATAAACCATCCACGTATGTTGATGTGATGTTTTTAGCATCTGTGTTTTCATTCAAGACAAAAGAAAGACTTCCTTTACGCTTGCTTATTCCTTTTTTGACATAAGAAACGTTCTTATCATCATCCTTGTCTTCTTTAAGAACATCAATATTCAAATGTCCATCTCGGACTTTGACATCAATGTTATTTTTTCCAACACCGGCTAGAGCAACTTCTACAATGTATTTGTCTGCTCCTCCGTCAGCATTTTTAATTGCTTTAATGTTGTATGGGTAAACAGCATTCTTTACTTCAAATGCCTTCTCCCAATCGTTTATTACGGTGTTTAGCCAATCATCATTGAACAGAGCGGGTAATTGGCTGAATACCCTTTCTGTGGACGAATAATGTCCGGGTGTGTATGTTGTTATGTTTGTCATATATTTTCTCCTTTTTTAAGCGAGGTATATGTTTGTCTAGCCTTTGTGAGCACCAGAACTATACATACTTATCATTTTTTTATTAAAAATACAACAAGATTTTTTTATGTATTATATGTAAATATATACTAGATGACGACCTTTAAAAATTTTACACAAAAAAGACCTATAGTATTAATCATAAATAATACAAAAAGTGGTTATTCAGAAAAACTTAAGTATTTTTTTAAAGGTAAATCAAACATTAAAATATTTGATGATAATTTTAATATGGAAAAAATATTAAAATTAAACCCGAGATTAGTTCTAGATATAAATGAAAGTAATAAAACGAGAGGTATTTATATAAACTGTTCAAACTCTATAATAGAAAAAATCAAATACATAATTTCTAATAATATAGAAATTCCATTTATAGGAAAACATCAAGTAAATAAAAATAAAAAATTAGAACTTCAATTATTTAAAACTGGAACTCCTTACTGCTATATAGAGTTTCCAACGTCCGGGTTTGAATATAAAACTTTACTTAAAAATACATTGATTATTTTAAACCGTATAGTAAACTATTTTAAATAATGGTAGAACTTAAATCATTAAGAAAAATATGTAAAATTCTTTTCGGTGAAAATCAAGATACCTTTTTACCAGAACTTGAACATAATTGGAATAATTTAAATTTTAACGGACAAATAATAAAATCTGTAAATTGGTATTGCAACGATGAAAAAGAAGAATACAACAAAGAAGGAAATAAAGAATACAAACCTTCAGATGTATTATACGAGTTAAATGAATATGGTTATAGAACTTCCGAAGAAACAAACGATTTTTTTAATGAAAATTTAATAGCTTGTTTTGGTTGTAGTAACACTTTTGGTTATGGTTTACCTTGGAACGAAACTTGGAGTGCTAAATTAAACGATAAATTGGGAGTAGATTGGTGTGTTAAAAATTATGGAGTGTGTGGGGCTTCCATGGATACAATTAGTAGATTGATATACAATTATACAATATCACACAAACCAAAAATAATATGTTGTTTTTTTCCCGAAATTTTTAGAATGGAATTATTTTCTGATGATAAACTATCAAATTTTACTCCAGTATATTCAAAGCATCAAAATAAAAAAATTTATCAAAATTACATAAACATCATAAATGAAGACTTTGGCGTTTATATGTTTGTTAAAAATTTTAAATTCATAGAAACAATATGTAAATTACATGATATAAAATTATACTGGTCTACTTGGTCGAAAACAATTTTTAATTTCAACGAAGAAACAACAAAAAAATTCTTAAACGAAAACGGAATTAAAGTCGTTGAACACGACACGCATTTTTGTAATCAACCTAAAGCTAGAGATAATGGACACTTCGGAAGAGAAGTAAATGAAAAAATAGCTCAGGGTTTTTGCGATGTGATTTTATCGTAAAATTCTTTTGCTATATTTTTACTTGTATTTGGTCCGAAGTGTATTCCATCTAAACCATAATCTATATTAGATTCTAAATGACTTAAGTCTACGTAATTATTAATATTTAAATGTCTTTCTATGAAAGATTTATCTAAACAATATATATTTCTAGCCCATGTAGACCAATAAAATTTTATATTTTTGTTGTCGCATAAATTTTGTATAAACTTAAAATTTTTTATAAAGTTATAAATTCCATTATCTTCAGTTGAAATTTTTTTATAAGCCATATAAAATTCATGTTGTATAAAAGAATATGTTTTTAATATCTCTTTGTTTTCAGTTTTTCTAAAATTTTTTAAATCCGAATTAACATCAAAAAATTCCATTCTAAAAAAATCTGGAAATAAACAACATATAATTTTTGGTTTTTTATTTGAAACAAAATTATATATTAATCTAGATATGTTATCATTTGAACCTCCGGGTACTCCATAATTTTTAACGCACCATTCATCACCTATAAATTTGTTTAACAAAAAAGGCCAAGTATCCTTATACTCAATAGCCATACCAAAGGTATTACTACATCCAAAACACCCTATCAAATTTTCATTAAAAAAATTATTTGTTTCTTCGGAAGTCCTATAACCATATTCATTTACTTCATATTTTATAGTATCTAATTTATCAATATCATTTGTTTTAGTATGTATGTTTTTACTATCGAAAGAATCTATATCCCATATAGTATCGTGTAATTGAGAATTAAATGTTTTACTTAAAAAATAATTTTTTAAACTATTTGTCATTTTTTTAAGTTCAATATATCAGATAACGACTTACATAATTTCATTGAATTTGGTATTGATAAATAAACTAAAAGACCATCAAAAGAAAAGCGGATAACGGTATCTTCTAATACTTCCCCACTCTCATCTAGAACCTCTTCAATCGAAAAGTTTTGTATTAAAAATGCGGAATTCATTTTTTTTCTTTTTTCAATTTCTTTAGGCTTCATTCTTTTATCCCAATTACTTTTTTTCGGCATATATATATATATACTTATATATATATTTTCAAAAATTTTAGTAAATTATTGTTAATAAATATATTTATCATTATTCAATAAAATTTTCATACGTATGTATTTAATGAGTTTATTTAAAATTTTTTTAATCATTAGTTTATATTTTTTTTATATTTAATAATCCATTTATTAATATCAATTTCATCGTTTAATAGTGGTTCGTTTTTAATGTTTAAACTTGTATTTAAAAGAACAGGAACACCACTATATTCATTCCATTTAAATAGAAGTTCATATAAATGTTTATTTTGTTTTTTGTTTATAGTTTGAACTCTTGATGTTCCATCAACATGAACAACCGATGGTATTAAATTTGGTTTTTTACATTTTACAGCATATTGCATATACGGAGAATCAAACTCCATATCAAACCATTGTTTACTATATTCTTCTAACACTATTGGAGCAAATGGTCTAAACAATTCTCTATTTTTAATTTCATTAACTTTATCTTTTATATCTGGATCTCTAGGGTCTGCTAATATACTTCTATTCCCTAAAGCTCTTGGTCCAAATTCTGCTCTACCATAAGCAACAGCAGTTATCTTATCTGTTTTTAAATTGTTTAGTATATTATCTATTGGATATGTTTTCTTTATATCATATCCTAAATATGGTGTTTCCCAATTAACAAAGTCATTATATAAAGCACAAGCGGCTCCTAAACTACTACCAGCATCTCCGGGATTTGGCATAATCCAAACATTATCAAATATTTTCCATAGTAATGTATTAGCAGAACAATTAAGAGCACACCCACCCATAAAAACTAAATTCTTACATTTTGTTTTTTTGTAAGCATATAACATAAACTCCATCATTCTTTCTTCATAAACTTTTTGAACTGATGCTGCTATATCAAATTTATTTTGTTCGTCTACTAGTTCATCCCAATCATATATTCCTTTATGAAAATTATATTTTTGTTTTTTTGTATTAGGAAAATATGAATTTACTTTATTATAATATTTTTCTGGGTTTCCATATCCAGCCATCCCCATCATTATATATTCTTCTTTATTTGGTTCCAGTCCAAGTAGTTTTGTAAATGCGCTATAAAAAAGACCAAAGCTGATTGGATAATTTTGACTATATATCTTTTTTATTTTATTATCATTTCCCAACCATATACTAGATGTATTAAATTCTCCTATAGAATCTAATACAACTATTGTAGCATTTTTAAATTTACTTGTAAAATATCCAGCAGAAGCATGAGAATAATGATGTTTAAAATATTTAACCGGAATGTTTTTTAACAAAGAGTTAGTTTTAAAATATGGAACATCTCCACCTTTACCTCCTCGAAAAAACAATCTTAAATTTTTTAAAAAAGGATTTTCATAATATGCTATAACATCCGGAACTCCATATTCAAAAGCATTATTAATTATTTCTTGATTTAAAAACCAATCGTTTTTTACTTTACTATATCTCTCTGAATGAGAAGCGAAAAGTATTTCTCCATTTTTTATAACTGATAAAGCTGAATCGTGAGTTGTTTCGTTTATTCCATAAATTATCATTATTCAGAATAATTTATTATCGCAGGAATTTCTTCAATATTCAATAAAAAACAACAAATATATCTAAGAACACCATTAGTTAATATTAAAGCGCCTTTATCATTTAGAACGGTAAATATATTATCTTCTTTTAATTCAAATCCTTTTGATTTTAAAGAGTATGATAATGTTATAATTTTATTTATGAAATAATTATAAAAACTTTTATATGAAGTATTTAATAAAAATCTTACAGCTCGCTCTGGGTTTTTTGTTTTGTCTTTAAGCTTACCGCTAAAAAATTCTATTAAAAGTTTTTCCACTTCGGTTTTAAATATAGGATTATCTGGTGTTATATTTTTATCTTTTAATTTTCTTGCTATCTTATATAAGAAATGTTTTTTAATAGAAAATATATAATTCTTATCTTGTATTTCAGAAGTTTCTATTTGATTTGAATTTATACTGTTATCTGTAGAGTATGGAATATTGTCTAATACTAAAAAATAATTTTCATTTTTTTTATATAACCCATCTTGTATATTTTGCGTTGAAAAAAATAAAGGTAAAGTTTCTTCGTATGAAGTTGATACGAAAAATCTTATATTTTTAATTTTTATAATATCAGATTCCATTAATAATATTTATAATTACTTTACTCTTATTACTTCTGTTTTTGGACCATCGAGATCTAACTGAGTTCCCTTTTTAACATATTCTATAGCATACGGCGCTGGCATATTCTTTTTAACATACGCTAAAATAATATCATTTATTTTTAAATAAGATTCTTTTGTCCAATGTGATATATATGTAGAATCGATATTATCTTGCTTTGGTAGAATAACTCCAGAATATGTAAAGTCTATTATTTTTGGAGTACCTAAAACTACAATATCAGAATTATTTTCTAAAGGATATACCACACTATAATTTTTATCTATAATTCCTCTACTTTTAAGTTCTTTAAAAAGAAAAGAATGAGACTCTCTGGATGAATTATACGGAGCTAAAAAAGTTCCTTCCGAGTCCCCTAAAAAGTATATAAAATTATAATCTCTCCTATCATAAACGCCAGCGATATATTCTGGAGATTCTAATAGAAAATATTCTTTAAACGAAATCATTTTTCAATAAAAAACTGTTTGAATGATACTATCTTACTTTCTTGTTTAACTTCTTGTTCAGGTTTAACTTCTGGAGAAGCTGGTTTATAGTTTGGATTAAAAACATCTGGTTTAACCTTTTTAAGATCATCAACTATAATTTCAAAACCACCATCTGGTTCCAATAATTTACCATCTGGTTTTTGAAAATCTAAATACTCTTTTAATTTATCTCTATCATTAAAAAGATCTTCCAAGCTGGATACTCCGAAATACTCCATACAATCTTTTTTAAATTCTGGAGATCCAATATATTTTGGATTTTTTTGTTTCTTATTCCACATTACAGAACGTCTAATAGCTCTTGCTCTACTACCTCTACCTCTCATAACCCCTTTGGCGTTTAACCCGACGATTAAACCAATTGGATTTCCATTTTCATCAAACTCCTTTTCGTTATCATCCAAGAATCTCAAATCGCTGGCATCACCGTTCAATACTTTGAATCCTAAATAATGACTAGGTAATACATTATTTTTTTGATAGAAAACATACGCTACGTTTCCACCATTTTTAAGAATATCCAAAGATGCTTTGTCGTTTTGTTCACTACGACTAAATGTTTGGTGAATCAATTTACTTTGAGAATACTTTTTATAGCGGGGAACTATTTTTGTATAGTCGTAAAACGTAACACCTTTTCCTGCTTGCTCTTTAACAAAATCTTCCATCTTTTCTCCGAAGTCATAATCAGAAGTTCCATTCATTCTAATAGCAAGTTTTAATTTAAACTCATCTGCAAAATGTTTAAGTAAAACAATATCCGATTTTAATTTTGTAAAAAACAATTCAGGAGATAAATGTAACTCCTGTGCTTTTCTAATTCTGGATCTTAACTTACCTTTTAATACCGCCGGATTACCAGCGGTGTTTAAACAACCAATACGGCAACAACCAGAAGAACCAACGCAAACATCAACCCCTCCTTCTTCTGAAGGTGCTATATAAAGAATACCAGTAATATATTGATCTCCACTTCTTTTATCATGTAAAGATTTTAAGGTCTTTGCATCCGCTAAAACTGATAATAAATTAAGTCTTGGTAATTTTCTTTTAAGTTCTTGTTCAAACTTTATTTCCTCATCACTTAATTGTAACTTTGCCTCGGTCAATACTTCTTCTTGACATAGTTCACATGAAACACTTTCGTTTAAAAAATCTTCATACTTTAAAACATTGAATGTGTTTTTGTTATTTCTGTTTGTTACGTTTTCTACTAAAAGTTCTAAATCCATAATTTTAATAAATATTTACAATATACTTAGTATATTCAAATTGTAAACTGCAAATGCATCATTAGATCTATCGTATATTGCATCGATTCCGAATGAGTTCATAATACTTGGCAACTCATCGAATCCCATCCAACTACTAAGTTCCCGTCCTTTATATTTTAAATTTTGATAATAATCCCAATCATCGGTTTTCCTTAAATCCAATATTTTATTAATCGGATTCATTTTAAATTCTAAAACTGTTCCTCCTTCGTCGTCCCCAGAAAAATCCGCATAATTACTTTTTGCTAATTGTTCATCTGTAGTAACATAAAAAGCTTGTCCGAAATATCCCTTATGACATTTACTTAAATTCAACCCATTTTCTTTTATATCTTTCGCAGATGATAAATCGGTTCCATGATACACGGTAAGAGGATATTGAAAATTTTCTATTTCAGTTTGCTCTTTAAAAAAATATTCTTTGAAAGTCATTTCAATATTTATACTTGACTAAAATAAAAAAATCAAATACTATTTTCTCATGAATATATTTGTACTTGATAAAAATCCCATTCAAGCCGCTCGTCAACATAATGATAAGCATTGCATTAAGATGATTCTGGAGCATACTCAAATGCTTTCCACCGCCATCCGTGTTCATTCCAATGACACCGTTGATGGTGTATATAAACTAGCACACCTTAATCACCCATGCTCTAAATGGGTGCGCGCAGCGCGAAAAAATTTTATTTGGCTTTGTGAAATGACCGAAGAACTATTTCAAGAATATACTCGCCGCTATGGTAAGCAACATAAGTCCTATCCCATCTTCCAGTTGTGCAGGGATCACGCCAACATTGTTCCAGACGGAGACATGACCCCATTTGCTCAAGCTATGCCAGATGAATATAAAAATTCCGATCCGGTTACTGCATACCGAACATATTACCTCAAGGATAAAAAAGAATTTTCTACATGGAAACTAGGTAACGTTCCGGATTGGTGGATTGTATAATGAAAGAAATAGAAATTAAAAAAGAATGGATTGAAGAAGCAGAACAAAAATCCAAAGAGATGGGACAACTAAGAAACTCCATAACAAAAGGAGAAGGTAATGTCGTTGGGTTTCTAGGTGAAATAGTAGCGGCGAATTATATTAAAGCCAAAATAGAAAACACTCATGATTATGATATTGTTAAGAATGATGTTAAAATAGATGTTAAAACAAAAAAGTGTTCTTCTAAACCAAAAGACTTTTATGAATGTTCTATAAGTGGATACAATACAAAACAAAATTGCGATGTCTATTTGTTTGTAAGAATACTAAATGATAATTCTAAGGCATGGTTATGCGGAATGATACCAAAAACAAAGTTCTTTAAGAATGCAAAGTTTTATCCAAAGGGATTTATAGATACTTCAAATAATATGAAGTTCCATTGTGATACCTATAATATGATGATTAAAGATTTAGTACAGTTTTAACGCGCGCCTTCTGGACCTAAACGGTTTCCGAATTCACCCATCATACTTGATAACTTTTCTTTACCCGCTTTGGCTTCCGGTGATGCATTTTTATCCCATGTATCACTCATGTTTTGAAGACGTTCAGCAGTATTTTCTCCGCGTGTTAAATCTTTAACAACCCAATTAACCCAAGCACTTACATCGCTAGATCCAATATCTTCAAGAGATTCTCCTTCCGCAACATGACTAGCTACCTGATTAACAGCATCAAGAACTTTTTCTATACCATAATCTCTTAATAAATCGACATGGTTACTAGCTATTCTGCGACTTATTGCGCGATGAACAGAATCATAAACATTTCCTTCTTTTAAGATTTGATTAGAATATAAATTTTCTAATAGTATTTGGTCTTTGCTTCTCATATGTTTATATACTTATATTAGAGTTGATCGAAATCAGTATCGGGATGATAAATGTCATCATCATAGCAATAATAAAAATGTTTATTATTCTTTGAATCCCAAACATAAAGATACCACTTACCATTCTTTTTAAAAGGAATTTCTTTTCCTCCAGAACCAATTTTAATCGGAAACTCAAAACCTTTATCCCAATCCGCAGGAGGAACATTTCTTTCCTCGTTTAAAATTTTACTATATAAACCCTCTAGAACTATTTGGTCTTTGTTTTTCATTATATTATATTTACTTGGTTTTATCTCCCCTTTTCCAAGATATTCTTTTTGATCCCTTTTTGTGTCTTTTTCTCGTATTACACATAGACTTTGTTGGTCGGCAAGCAGGGTATCCTTTTCTTTTTTCACCCTTTTGTCTACCACATGGTTTTCCTGTTTTACAATCTATCCATCCTTTACCTTTGTTTCTTTTAAACCATCCATGAAGACCTTGCTTCTTTTCCAAGTCAAAACCTTCTTCCAATACGGATTCTATAAGATTTACCAAGTTCATTTCTTTTTCTTTTTCCAAATCTTTCCTTGACGGCATTTTACAACCGCACCACTTTTATATGCAGATGTCTTTTTACCATATACCGAATCGGCTCTTTTAAGACATCTGTCTCTCTTTACCTTGGCTTCTGATAAAACTTTTTCTATTAACACAGTTAAATTCATATATTATATTTATTAAAAACTATTCTATTTTTCTATAAACAAAATTTCCCCTATCGGTTATTAACTTAGGTTCGTTTAATGCTATAACATCAAATAACGGATATCCATATTTGATTCCTCCTTTTGGAATATCAAACTTACTATCTTTTTGTACTAGATGTTTATTATAATCTTTTCTAAATTCTTCTTCGGTTTTATATATTACTGGATCTCCTATAGTAGCATAACCAACAAGATATGCCTTTCCCTTTCCGGTTCTTATAATACCAACCTTTTTTCCTATAAATGATTTTAAAGAATTTCTATTTCTTGTCTCTATTGTTTTCTCTCCGCGTAAAATTTGACCGGTAAAATCTTGTATCTTATCATTAATGTTTATACCTATAGAAACATCATTTGATTCTAAAAAATATTCTTTAAATGTCATATAGATTCCAAGTATCCCTCTCTTGTACTTATAAGGTCTTTAACTTCTTGTAATTTTTTAACCCACAAAGAATAGTCTCCTTCCCCCAACGCAATCGCAGCATCTTGTGCAGCTTTTTGAGCTTTTGTAATCGGTTTAAGTTGTCTATATGCATCTGCATATCTTTTACCAGCATCCCGTATTTGTTTAATAAATTCTTCCTCGCTCAATTCAATATCACCTTGACGCGAACGATATCTCCAGTTATCTCTTGCTTGTGTTTCAATTTCACCACGAAGAATATCATTCTTAAACTTTAAAACCCTATCGACCTTTTCCCTTCCAGCATCCATACCATAATCAACTCCGGTTGCTCCACCCCAACCCGCAACACCATCCATATATGCAACTCGGTGAATAAGATCTCCAGTATGTTCCATTACATATTGAAGTAGTTGAGAATTGCCTGCTCCGGGATTCGCATTATTATCAAACATACTTTCTGGAGTTCCTCTTTGGTTATCTTGCAATTCTCTAAATTTTAAAGATGATACATTTTCCTTCAAAAGAATATTATCATAAAGACTTTCCAGTAATATTTGATCCTTGCTTCTCATGGGTTTAAAAAATATTTATAAAAATCGTTGACTTTTTCAAAAAAACGATATAGGATGATTAACGATATGAATAATATTGAAGACAAACTAAAAAAACTAAACAACCTGATAAACACAAATATAACACAATCGAATATGGATTTTAAATTCCACACAACAAACACAACGAAAAGAAGTAAATCAAAAATCGCCGCATACGATATCAATGGATACCTGATCAAAACATATGATAAAACTATTGATTGTATTCCAGACGGATTCAATGCCACAGCAGTAACCAAATGCGTTAAAGGTAAAAGAAAGCTTCATAATAACTTTATCTTTATCCGCTACGGAAAGGATGAAGAACCAAGACTCAAGATTGATTCTGCACCATATAAGATTAGAAAAAATTCCAGACAACATAAGAATCTTCAAATTCTAAAGACTATCTCCGAAGAATTAAATAATAAACCAAAGGAAAAGTTTCATATCTCAAAAAGAAATAGAACCCGAATTGGAATGTTCGAGAAAGATGGAACACTATTTAAAGTTTTCCTCACCACTAAAGAGTTTGAAGATTATGACTACCAAGCACGATATGCGGCTTATAAACAAATCCATGGAAAATATACTAAAAAGCTAAAGAAAGGCTACAAGAACAAATACCATTTCCGTAGATTGGAGATTGGAAAAACATATGTCATAGGACAAAAATATAACCTTGATGATATTCCTTTTGATGTTCAAAAAATATTCGTAAAGAATTCAAAATCTAAAAAGGTTATTCCAATTGAAAATTTAGCTCCAGTAGAAAACTTGCTTCCTCCTACTACAATAACTACTTCTTATCCAGAAGTAGAACATCTAAAGACCACGGTTCAAGAATTAAAGAATTCTATTGAACAATTAAAAACACCCACAGAGGAACCAAAGAAGAAGAACTTCTTCCAAAGATTAGTATATCTCTTCGTAGGAGAATAAAAAAAAGAAAAAGAGTATAGGGGGTATATGTCACAGGGGCATATACCCCTTATATATTGTGATATGGAACAGTTGGATTTTTTTAATACTTTAGAACAGACTAAATCTATTTGTCCTGTTTGTGGGAATGGGTTTGAGAAGACGAGATCAAACCATATTTATTGTTCAAAAAATTGTGGTGATAAAAAATATAAAGAAAATGTTAAAAAGTTAAAAGTAAAAATTTTTGGGGTTTGTAAAAAATGTGGAAATAATTTTGAGAAAAAAAAATCAAATCAAATATATTGTTCAAAATATTGTAATAAAAAACGTTACTGCGATGAAAATAAAGAAAAAATATTAGATAGAAATAGAAATTATCAACCGGTATGGAGAGAAGATAATAAAGATAAAATACTTTCTTATAGATTAAAATATAAAAATGATATAGATAAAATAATCAAAAAAAGAGAATATCAAAAAAAATACGATAAAGAAAATAGAGAAATAATAAATGAAAAGTATAAAAATAGAAAAAAAAACAAATCCAAA